ATCCTCGACATCGGCTGTGGCTATGGTCGCCTGCTCACGCTGCTTCCGTCCGATTGGCATGGCGACTACTTCGGCTTTGACATCTCGCAAGAGTTCATCACGATTGCTCGTGTGCTGCATCCAGGTCGCAACTTCATGGTGGCAGATGGCCGTAGCGTGAAGCTCCGTGGCAAGTATAAGTACGGCATTGCTCTGTGGGTCAGTGCGATGCTTCAAGCGAACGGGCAAAAGCAAGCTTGGGATGCAATCGTGGCTAACCTAGGCCAGTGCACGGAACGCATTGTGGCCATCGACTGAGCTGTTGGAAGTGAGCATGGAGTACATCGAAGCTCCGCTGTCGCTCGACGGCAGCGAAGGGTTGCTTGCAATTGCAGTGCGCGCATCGTATGCAGTGCCACCTGGCATCCAGTTCCACACGGACAAGGACCAGCCACTGCAGCTAGCAACCATGGGCTGGGCTGAGGGTCACGTTGTTCCGCCGCACGTGCACCTTCGCCGTGAGCGAGTTGCAGATCGCACCCAGGAGTTCATGCTGGTGCGAAGTGGGCGGGTGTACGTGAGCATCTTCACGAGTGCTCGCGAGCTCGTGCGGACTGTCACCCTGGATGCTGGCGACTGCATACTCCTGCTCAGTGGCGGCCACTCGATGCAAGCTGACAGCGATGCGAGCATCCTGTACGTCAAGACTGGCCCTTACACGACTCGCGAAGAGGACAAGGTCGAATGGACGAATACGAGCTGCTAGAGCTGGAGCTGCGGGACTTCACGGATCGGCCACACGTCGTTGCGTGCAACAGCGGCACGTCTGCACTGCACCTCGCACTAGAGGCACTGCAGCTGTCACCTGGATCCAGTGTTGCTGTCCCGGCGTACACGATGGTTGCAGTGCCGCGGGCGGTGGTGCTGGCAGGCCACGTTCCAGTGTTCTTCGAGGATGTGCCGCCACGAGGCTGTAGTGCGGCCATCATAGCTCACGTCTATGGTCGCCAGGAGCGAGCCGACTGGCCGCACATCCCGTTTGTGATCGAGGACATGGCAGAACTCCATGGGTGCAAGCCGTATCCGAACACTGTGGCTGCATGCTGGAGCTTCTACCGCAACAAGGTGGTCCACGGCGAGGAGGGCGGATGCGTCGCATTTCACGATGCGACGCTCGCGAATTACACTCGCAAGCTCCGCTCACTCGGCTTCACAGAGGCTCACGACTACTTGCACATCCCGCGAGGCCACAACTATCGCCTCGCTAACACGCTCGCGCACCTGATTCGCAACTCGCTGGCAGAAGTCGATGCCAACCTCGTATCTCGGCAGGTCGTAGAAGCTTGGTACGATCGCTACTGCCCCAGCAACTGGCACCAGCCGCGGCGCGACTCAGTGTGGGTGTACGACGTTCGCATTCCAGGGCAGACGAAGGAGGAACAACGCGAACGAGTACTCTCGCTCAACGAGGCAGGCATCGCCGCACGCCAAGGCTTTAAGCCACTGTACTGGAGTGCTGAGTTTGCGAAGTACGCAGTGCACTGCCCGCAGGCCGAGGCAGCTGCTCACGAAGTGCTGTACCTACCAGTCTCGCCGCATCAGTCCGAAGCATCCTGCGAACGTGCGATGAGGCTTCTCAAGTCGTATGTCTCGCCGCGAAAGGACTCTGCATCTGGATGACGCCTGTTGCCCATGGAGCTCTGCTCTCCAGTGTGCTGCACGAGCGATGGTGAATGCACGAGTTCCGTGTAGCCGCACTTCTTGAGCGCATCCACGATGCCTCCATCCACTCGCTTGTGGCCACGCTCTGGATCCATAGGCCTCTCTGCAATGTGGCGGCTGGACAACAAGTCCAACACTCCGCCTCGCTCGAAGCACAGGGCCACTGCACCTCGGCCAAGCTGATTGCTCGCGTACCATCCATCCACAGTTCCGCCGTGCACTGTCTTGGGCGCCAACTTCTGGTTGCTAGGGAACGTGTACAGGTTCCAGTAAGTGCGCGATGCGAGTTCGCAGGCCTCCAGGTACTCTCGCAGACCGAGGCTCGTCACGAAGTCGTCTTGGAACATCGCATATCGGTCTGCATCGGGCTCCCGAATGTACAACTCGTAGAGGCCGAGGATCCAGTTGCCATGGGTGCGAAGCGGAGTATGGCGGTATGCGACGTCGCATCCAGTCCACTCAAGTCCGCCTCTGCATCCATCCGCAAAGATGCGAGGTCGCGGGAAACCTGCATCGGCGAGTGATGCCAGCGTGCGCGGCAGAAGCGTAGTAGCGCGAACAGCGCACGTAGTAAGTCCGTATGCCCACTTCATTGCTTCCACCCGTGCTTTGCAAAGTGAATGCGAGCTTCTTCGACAGTAAGCGGAGTAGGCTGGCCATCGAGGCGAGCACTAGCCCTGCCAAACCAGTTGGTGTCCCTGGGTCCAAGGTGCAGCACTTCCATTGGCAACCAGCGCTTGTCCTCAGTACGCCAGTGATTCTGGAACTGTGCGTCGCCGATGCCTGCATGCGGTGACTCTACACCGTACCATGGACGCTTCTGCAGTGCTGATGCGTGGAACAGTTGGAAGTAACCAGGGTGACCCGCTTCGGTGCTAAGTGGCAGTGTATGCCAGTCTACGGGAATTGCACCTTCGCACAGCCGCCGCTTTGCACCATACAGGCATGCTGGTTTGATGCCTTGCAGCGGCAATTCATCTGGAAGCAACGTGTCTGCATCCCACACGAGTATCCAGCCTTCGCGGCCGAGTGCCGTGAATGCTTCCTCGATGGCCGCACCCTTGTTGAACTTCGCACTGTTGCGGTAGAATGCATTCGTCTTGTAGCATCGGGCTGACGGTACAGTAGCCACGACTGCGTGCGTGGCTGTGTCTGCTGGCGTCGTTACGACGACAATCTCCGTCATGTGCCTCGCATTGGCAGGCAGCGTGATCGCAAGGTAGTCGTCATAGTTGACGCACACTACGAGTCCGCGCATTACTTCCTCACCAAGAAGGCAGTTGTCTCAGCAACGAGCTTGACAGTGAATGGCGCAGAGCGGAGGAACTCGTCTGTAGCTTGCCGCACCTCAGGCCACTCGGGCGCATCTGCATAGTCGTGTACAGCCAGCACACCATCAGGCTGTAGCATGCGCGATGTGTACTGAAGGTCCTCGAGTACGTCAGCATACAGATGCGAGCCGTCTACCAGCACCAGGTCGAATGCACAATGCGATATAGCATAAAAGTCTCGTGTGAAGCCGACGAATAGCTTCTGGTTGCTACGCGAGTTATGGAACCAGTCAACGAGCCTGCCTGGAGCACGCTTTGGCACGTACCCAGGAATCCTGGTGTCATCGTCGATGAACGGATCGAGCGAGACGATGGTCGCTTCTGGACAGCGTTCCGCGAGCATGCTGGCTGTTACGCCCTCGAACGTACCAACTTCCAGCATGCTCGTGGACTTCAGCAGCCGGCTGCTGAGCATGTCTGCGAACAGCTCCAGCTCTGCAGGCCGAACGAGCGACACGCCTTTACGCTCTTGCATTCTCAATGTAGTCCGTTGCACGCACAAGTGACTTCCCAAGTTGCACGAGCTGTGTCACTTGCTGCACAGCTCCGCCGCGAGTACGATAGATGCTTGCATGCGTTGCCGAAAACTGGCTCGGCTCATCGCTGTTTGCAAGGGCTCCATGCCCTCGCAGTGGCACTCCACACTCATGGCAGTGCTTACGGATTTGCTTGTCGAATGCATCCTGTCCCTGCTTCCACCATCCAGGGACAATAGGCACGCCAGTATCCGGGTAGTCCGGTTCGTCCTGATGCAACATCGCTTGAGCCGCAGCAATCTCGCAGAAGTAGCCGCGCAACTCGCCGCGGAATTCGCCGATCAGCGCACTCCAGTTCTTGTTGATGTCGCAGTTTGCGATCAGCTCCCACCGCTTCTGCTCATCTGGCTCTACATCCTTCATTGCTACGAATGGCGGCGAATGGCGAGAGTCCGAGTCTAGGCCCTTGAGATAAGGCCTGCACTCCGGCCAGTCGCGGTGGAACTCGTCCCACGCTTCCTGCGACTGATGTACGTTGAGGTTGCTGTAAGCAGGGTTGAACGTAATTGCACAGTGGCGACCTTTGCCCTTCGGGTGATTGCTCCACAGGCCGCGTTGCACCCAGGGGATTGTGCGGCGGAGCTCGGTGCAAAGTTCTGGGAACTGTGGATGGATGCACGGATTGCCGCCGAAGATGCCGACGACGCCGAAGTAGTCTCGCAGGCTGTCCACAGCAACCCGGAACATGTCCAGGGACATGTGGTGCACTGGACCCTTAAGGTTGCTTCCCTGGGTGCAGTTGTTGCACGCACGGTCGCATGCTCGAGTTACGTGTATTTGGAGGATTCCCTCCCTATAGATCCCGGGCCGACGATCACGCGGCATTATCATCGTTACCGGCATTCCGGGATGCTCTACTGCATAGTCTTTGCAGTGTGCACAACTCGCGACTTTGTTTGATATGAAGCCTTGTGTACAACGCTCATGTACGGCACAGTCATGAACGTGCTTGGAGCCATTCAAACAATTCGGACACCACTCAATTACGGCTCCTAGATGCTTGCAGGGCTCTTTTAGAACATTCAGAGCTTCGACCCGGCCTGCTTCTGGAGGATTAAAGATTGTGTCGTATCGCTTGGTGTTAGCAAGCAACCAACACATTCGACACTTCCCGCAGCTACAAGGAGTCATAGTGTTATGAGGACAATCAGTCCAGTGACCGGGGAGCGAGTTGCGCCGGGAGAAAAGACATAGTTACCCGAGGCAGTTTGATCCGGACCATACGACGGATCAGATCCTATAGCATTTTGGAACCACGAGGAGTGGGGTCCAGTAGGTGTAGGGTACGGCGAGCTGTTGGCGTAGTTGTATTCCACTGGTGGAGTGCCAGTTTGATCCAGCGAGCCAAAATAAAGCAATGGAGGACTGCAACTATTTCCATACTCTGTGAAAGTCCCATATCCACCGTAGTACGTCGGGACATCTCCAGCAGAAACCCACCCGGTCTGAGCATCTGGGTCGAGGATGGAGTACAGAACTGCCGCAATTCCGGTGGTAGGGTCTCCATCTCCAGAACCGGTCCCGGTCCCAGTATCCGTCAACACCAGTCCTGAGGCATCAGTCAGATACCATATGACGCACCGAAACTTGTTTTCGTAGCAATAGAACTCGGTCACTACGCAGAAGTATCCAGCTTCGTCGAAAGACTGGTGAATCCATGCTCCGGTCTTAATCTGCGTATGAGGAGCTGCCGGAGTTCTTACTACCCACGATGGGTGATACTGGAGGAGCCTCTCTGGACTAGGCTCTATGAGACCGACGAACTCCTTGTTTAGTACGAAGTACGAATCGTAGATTGGCGGGGTAGGTATAGATTGGTAGCTCCCGGTTGCTGGAGGTGCTCCATAGACTACTTCCTTAATGTACTGACCCGTAGGAGCACCAAACCCGTCGAGGTATGGAAAATACACCCCGCCGCTCGCGCAGATCCAACCCCTGTTGTAAAATGTAGCGTGCAAAGAGGTGGGTAGTGGATCCTCAAGAGTTCCAGTGCCAGTTGTGATATTGGCGCATGCGTCGCAGACTTCCCCTGCACAGCATCCGCAGTCCACTATTTGAGTAGTTGTTACCGGCATCACACAACCTCCACGGAGAGATTGTCTCCAGTGATGCGTATGGTGCTGGTAGTCTTTGTGAACACGCAAGTGGTGGTGTTGAAGCTGCAGTCCGTCACGACGCTGAACTCAATTGTCTTGCTGACAGCGAGCACGCTCCACGTGCCAAACTTGTCGCGAACAGCTCTGGCATAGCCAGCAGGCACGTCTGCAGTGGACAGGTTGTACACTGGCAACTGCAACTGGGTTGCTTGTAGCTGAGTACCTCGGCGTGCATACACTGTGCACTCAGCATACGATGCATCGCCGTACGAGTCGATTCCTGGAATGCCGCCTACAGGCACGAGCACAGTGTACACTTCCGGAGCCATGTAGTCTGCATCGCTAACATCGCGACGCATACGCGGCTGATCAGTGCGCAACAGCTCCTTGAGCTGTTGCTGTTGTGCTTCAGTCACCCAGAGGTAGCCATCAGGCATGTGGATATACCGTAAGCTTGTATGCAGTAGCTCCACGCACCTGCACATCACCTGGATTGCTGATGCGAATGAAGTCAGTCGGCAGAAGCGTTGCAAATCGCATACCACCGACGCCGACTTCCAACTCGCCGTCGCCGATGTTCTCGATGCGAATGCTTAGCACTCGCTTCACCCACCCAGCATCCAGGGTGACCCACTCGGCTTCGGCTTGTAGTCTCAGCCGCTCGTACACCTCGCCCGCACGCGTGAGCATATGTACGCAGCGGCCAGTACGCATGTGTGGCGCACCTAGGCCTTGGTAGTATACCTGCTCGACGACCGTCATGCGGCCATTAAGCTTCGAAGGCTCCGACGTATGCATTGAGTGCAGCTCCGTTAGCCATGAGTCGAAGGCGAGCGGTCTCGCCGCCGCCCGCAGTACCCGTCCCTGCATACTGCTCTTGCAGATTGCGGCTCAGCCGCAGTGGATAGCTCTCGCCCGCCAGCACTTCGCCGAGCGGGTAGAATGCTCCAGTATCCGGATCGTAGATGCCGAACTCGAAGAAGTTCGTGTCGTCGAGGTTCGTAAGCTCGACGATGCCTGGCACAGTAAGCTGCGACAGGTCGACGTCGACTCCAGTGAGTGGCACTGTGATTGCTCCAGGCACAGGGCCTTTCTGTCCGGACACGTCTGCATTGAAGCCGCGTGAACTCCGATGCTTCAGCGAGCCCTTTGTGATGCTCAGCGAGTAGTTGATGCGTGCTTCGCTTGCCATAGTTAGAAGCTCGTTGGGATGCCGAGGAGCAGAAAGTTGCTCTCGTGGTAGCCTTCTACGTGAATGTTACCTGGCCGGTCGTCGCCAGTCCCAGTGGTTGCTCCCACTGGATCGTACGGTACGCCATGCCCATTGAGGATCACGCGAGTGTTCTCACCATTGACGTCCTTGTAGCGAATGAAGTGCGATGGATTGCTTGCATTCGCGTCTGCATCCGGGATCCAGCCACCAGGTGCTGTACCAGTGGCAATTCGCCAGTGGCCTCGAAGCACCTTCTGTCCTTCGTCGAGGATGTCGCGGTCCCAGCCGGAGACGTAGGTGCTCAGTGCTCCGGGCGTGGACGTCGTACTTCGCTTTGCGTACACTTCGAACTCAAGCACTCGCTCGTAGTACACTTGGCACATGCCGTGGAACTTGCGTGTCCAGCTGTAGTTGCTGAACTTGATGAAGCGAGGCAGGCAACCCCACAGTAGCGAGTCGTTGACAGTGTCCCGCATTGCAACCAGGAGTTCCAACTCCAGCAGTGCGACGTTCTGCTTGATGCGGATCTTGTCGCGGTTCGCATCGAACTCTACTTGCGACCCGCGGATCTGCTCGAAAGCGCTGTTGACGATTGGATTGCCGTTGCGATCGTGCGTTCGCTCCTCGGAGAACTTCACGAGGTCGCCGCTTACTTCCTGCGGCTCCATCAGCGGGTCTTCGATCTGGACATCAGCGCACTTCTTGAGCGGCTTGGTAGAGAACGTCTGCTCTACGAGCCAGTACTGTACGGGCGAGCCTTCGACTTGAGCGAATGGGCTGACGTCCATCTCAGGCCGGCACCATGCCCAGAGGTCGACGTCGCTGTCCATCGTCCAGTAGTCACCAGGCTGCGGTAGGCCTGTGCACTGCATTGCCGCCGCTGGACCCAGGGACGTATCGCTAGACTCCACCTTCCAGGTGATCTTGTACTCACGATGGCCATCTTCAAGCCTTCGGCCCTTCCACGTCTGCGGGCCTACGAGTGTCATTGTCATACAGTCACCGTGGGGACAGCCACTGGGTCCTTGGCTGCAAGCTTCTCGATGCCACCTGCAATGCGTTCTTGCAACATCGTCTGCTTCGAAGCCTCTGGATTGCGTTCGTATGCACGCGCGGCAGCGTTCACTGGCGGTGGTGCATTCTTCTCGAAGGATGCCTTGTAGTTCTCGAGGCGAGTGATCGCTTCGGCAGTACCAGAGAGCGTAGCATCGAACTTCTGGAGTTCCTTGCCGAGGCCTTTGTTCATGGCTGCGCCGGCTTCTTTGCCTTCGTATTCGATTCGCTTGCGGTCCTCCTCAGGCACTGCATTCGCACCGAACTCGGCCAGGCGCTTCGCTTTGAACTCCTCGAAGCTTGTGCCGACAGCATCCTTGATCTGCTCGTACTCGGCTTTGAGCTGCCGCTCAAGCTCACCAGCCTCTCGCTTCGGAATCTTGAGCTTCGAGAACACGTCCTCTGGCTTGAGTTCGCCTTCGACAACTGCCTTGAATTGCCCAGCTCCTCGCTTGAACTCACCAATGGCACTGTTGAACAGTCCTTCAAGCGACACGTCACCAGTGATGAGGCCTGCAAGGTTCGAGCCGATGTTCTTGAAGAAGTTGACGATGCCAGAGCCCATGTCCTTGAACATTCGCTCAATGGCGAGGATCGTCTCGCTGAACGTCGAGCCGAGCCAGTCGAGGAACTGGTCGAAGTAGCCTGCGAGCTTGTTTACGAGTGCAACCACGCCGACAATTGGAGCGAGCAAGCTGATTGCCCACAACGCGCCCCAGTTGTCCTTGAACCAGTCGAACATCGCTGGGAGCTGATCTGTGAAGAAGAATGCAATCGTGTTTGCGAATGCGACAAACTGATACTTTGCGAATGCCCAAGCAAGGCCAGCAACTGCCTTGAAGTTTAGGAGGCTGAACTCGATCATGAGGAATGCATCGCGTGCGCCGTCACGGAGCTTGTTCCAGTCGATGGAGAAGCTACCTGCAATGCTGTTCCACACTGCCCTTGCAGTTGCTTTCACCTGGTTCCAAGCTTCCGTAGCCTGCATCACGATCGTGCGCCACAGGGAGCTGATGGCCTGCCGCACTGGCATGATCCAGTCCCATGCAGCCTGTGCTTGCTGGCGAACGTATGCTAGAGAAGCACCGATGCCACCGAGGCTGGCGATGAGAGCTCCAGCACCTGCAGCTGCAGCCGCAATCGAGCCTGCAATGAGTGCAGTAACCAGGGACAACCCGCCAGTGGCATACGTCACAGCCTTACCTAGCAGGATCACCGCTACTGTTAGCACGCCAACAGCAACTGTGCCGACAGCGATTGCAGCAGCTGCCGCCTTGACTTCTGCAGGAATGCTTCCGAAAAGCTCTGTGGCGAGCTGTGCCAACTCGCTTACTTGCTGCATTGCACCCTTGAGGTCTAGGTGCTCTGCGATGCTCGTGCCGATCTTGCGAAGTGCTCCGTCAATGTCATCTTGCATCGTGGAGAACAGGCCACCGAGAGTGTGCGACTGCTTCTCCATCAAGCCTGCAAAGTCGCCGCCTTCCTCACTCGCTGCCCTGAATGCATCCTGCACCATCTTGAGCGAGATGCGACCGCGCTCCATTTCCTCCTTCAGCATCGCAACACTTTTGCCAGTCTGCTTCGAGATTACCTGCAGTGGATTGAAGCCGGCATTGATCATTTGCATCAGGTCGCCACCCATGAGGCGACCCGTGCTGCTCATCTGGCCGAAGACGTACGCCATCTGCTGGAAGCGCTGAGCATTGCCACCAGTGACATCGCCGATCATCTTGAGTGTCGGAAGGATCTCGTCGCCGCTGAGCCCGAACTGAAGCAACTGCTTCGTGGCATTCTGCAGGTCTGTCAGCGACATTGGCGTCTGCGCTGCAAACTTCTGCAGGTCCTCGACCATCTGCTTGCCACGCTCGGCTGTCTTGAGCATGACGCCGAACTGTACTTCGGCTTCTTCGGCCGCACTCGCGAGGCCGACAGCCTTGAATGCAGTAGCGACACTTACTGAGACGCCAGCGAGACCGCCTACAGTTGCAATTGCTTGCTTGCCCCAGCCAGCCATGGATTGCGAAGCAGATGAAATTGCAGCGCTGTTGCTCTGCACAGCGCGAGTGGCAATGTTGCTCTCGCGTTGTACATCGTGCATCATGCGAACATAGTCGGTGTCGTCACCGAGCATTCGCACGACCATGCGCTCAAGTTCGACTTCGCTTGGCACGCGTTACCTTGCCTCCTACTCGAGCGATTGCGATTGCTTGAGCTTGCTCCACCGTCTCCTTCACTGGTTGCTTCGGCTTGAACTCGATGCGCTGTGCATCGATGGACCCGCCTACGATGCGGGCAGCAATCTGCATCGCATAATAGTCAGCTCGCGAGGGCACATTGCGCTGCTCTTCCAACCAGTGAAGCCAACCGAGGAACTCGCGGTGCGACACGCGCTTCATGCACTGTCGCAGCGGCATCTTCAATTCCCACGCGAGTCGGTACCAGCCGCTGTACCGCTCGGCCATTACTTTCCCGTTGCTTCCTCGCTGTCCTTGTCGCTGATCCCACTGAGGGCCTTCGCACGGGCGAAGAGGTCCTTGACGATCGTGCTGCGGAGCGCTCGCACGAACGACTCTGTCACCTGCTCGCCTTCCTCAGTGTGCAGGCACCCAGCAACCAGGGTGAACTCCGCGTCGGCGAGGCCGTCGACGCCTGTCATTTCCGGCTTGTCGGCCGTTGCCTTGAAGCGAATGGCGCGCATCACCGCATTGCGGTAGCGAGCGCTCGTCGCGCCGTCAGCAGGCCGGAGTGTGTACTGACTCTTGCCGATGGTCACTGGGATGCTGACATCCTCATCCTCGAAGTGCATCGGCGTCAGGTCGATCTTCTGCATACAGCTCTCCAAGAGAAAATGCCTGCCCACTTGTACCCCAGGAGCTGTAAACTGGAGTGCACGTGGCGCTCGTGCATGGGCAGGCGCACGCCATTTCGGGTCACGTGCCAGCCACGCTGGTCAGCACGGGTGCTTGCTCGGCGCCGCTCGAGTCGCGGTTCGTGGCCACGATCGTGAGCTTGGCCTCGGGATGTTTCCCTGGTTCCAGTGCATCCGGCTCGAACTTTGCGAAGTAGCCGAAGTACGCGAGCGTGGAGCCGTCGGAGAACGTGTGCGTGATCGTGGTCTTCACGTTCAGCAAAGACTTGACCGTATTGTACACGTTCGGGTCGTAGGCCACCGTCACGACCGAGTCGCCGATGTCGATGAGCGCACCAGGAGCCGCAGTGCGGACAGCCGAGTTGTGCATCGTGGTGATGTCGATCTTCGGGCCGCCGTCCATCGCCGGAGGCTGGACAGTTTTCTCCCAAAGCTCGACAGTCGGATTCAGGGCATTGGTGATCAGGGCACGGTAGCCGTTCTCGAGCATGAGCCCGGACGGCGTGCCGCGCGACGTTGCAACTGGCGCACTCATTGCAAACTCCTCACTGAGACAGTGCAGCTCATCGTGTGGACAGTACGCTGGCTATCTGCCTTGCCAAGCGGATTCGGTGATGCTATCTCGGACACGCACACAACCAGGTACTGATTGCCGTCGACGTTGACGAGTTGGTTCAGCACACGCTGGCTCAACTCAGTAGCAATGTCGATGCACTTCGAGAAACCCAGTTTTCGTTTCGAGCTTCGTACTCGAATCTGCAAATCCGCCGGCCCGATGAGCCTTCCTTGCATCACCTGCTCATTGGGACCTGCAACATCGTACACCGTAATCACGTCGTCCGGTTGCTCTGGTTCCATGCCGACCTGTACAGGCCAGCTGAGGCTCGTATCAATGTCGCTGCCAATGCCGCGGTCGATCAGCAACTGGCGAACGATTGCAGCAGGCGAATCCGTCACTCGAGCCTCGTGAATGCACTGGCGCGTAGTGCGCCGGTCTTTACTGGAACGAGCAGCTGCGACTCACCCTGCAAGTACATGCCACCAGCCAACAGCGCTTGCTCGATCGTGGCTCCAGCCTTGAGCCTCGAAGTTATGACGTCTGCAATGTCCTTCCGAAGCAACTTTGCTGGCTGGCTGAGGTACAGTGCCTGCCCGTTGCTGTGGAAAGCTTCCAGGTCGTCATGCACTTTGACGGCATAGCTCTGGCTGTAGCCTACGACTGCAGCCTTGCCTTTGTACTTCTTGAGCTTGGCTTTGATCTTCGCAAAGAGCGATTCCTTGCCAAGCAATTCTGCCTTAGCGTGCATTTGTGCGGTATCGCTTGAGGCTGTAGCTGTAGCGCGTGAACCGGTGCTTGATGTCAGTGCCGGTTCGCTCTACTGCAACCTCACAGAGCTCAGAGTCGTTGCTCGCAGAGCCAGTACCGAGCCACTCGTCCTCTGTACCCAGGTACATCAGCGAGCCGACTGGCACTTGTTGCCCAGTAACGACCTTCGCATCCAACGCGATCTTGTTGCCTTGTGCGTCTGTACTGTAGCTGCGAGTCCACGTCCAGCGTACGTCGATTTCAACCGGTGCTGCAAACGTCCTCTCGCTCTCGCTGTCAAGGCCGGTGTACTCGAGTAGCACAGCTTTCTGGTGCCGGTCCATTTCCTCGAGCGGTGGCATCAGCGGTCCTCGTACGGAATCTGCTCATCCGGAGTCTTGCCGAGCCAGAACCCACCAGCAAACTGCTGCAATGCAATGTTCTTGAGGCACCCGCTGCGGTCGAAGTCGAGTGCTTGTTGCCCGTATGGCGTGGCCTTCAAGCCTTCCCCTGGTTGGAAGGCGAAGCCGCCGCTTGAGTCAACTGTCGACCGGTTCGTGTATACTCGGTCACTCACACAGTAGTAATGCGCCGTCAACAGGCACTCAAGGAGCTCCAGCTCCGTAGCATCCAGGGTGACATCCTTGCCACCTGCGCACGTGTTGACGTTGTCGACCATCTTCGCTGCCATGCGCATTGGCATGATCAGCGAAGCGCCGGACTTGTAGTCGCCGCCGAGCAGCGACTGAACGTCGGATGCACTCGTCCTAGGCATTCTGCGATGCTCGGATGGCGTCGATCAGGCTTTGGCGTTCGTACTCCACACCGTCTTGGAGTTGAATCTCCAGCTCCAGGGCGGCCTTCCGGAGGTCTGCATCGCTCATGCTGTCGAGCGGGTCAGGCCCCGGAGCGACCGGCTTGGGTTTCGGTTTGGTAGAGACCTCGGTGCCGCCCGCGCGGGACGACTGCTTGACCTTCGCGTCGTCCGGCATCCGCATGAACTTGTCGGCCATGTCTGGCCGCTTGGAGAAGTCCGTGTCCGATTCGAACACGTCGTTCTTCTGGTAAGTTCGCTCGACGCCGTCGGCATCGAGTTGCGTATGCGAGCCACCAACGTTTCGCCACTTCATGTCAGCTCCTTGTCACAGCAGGGCGAGGATCAGCGGAAGGACCTTCACGAGGAAGGCCAGGATCTTGCCATCACCGATGGCATCGGCGCCGGCTTGCATCTGATTGCATGCCGCCATGAGGTCGGTGCATGCTTGCTGCAGCTCGGCCTTGTCGATCGTGTCGGCCGTGCCTTGCAGGCCGTACACGAGGTCGAATGCAGACTGCTGCAGCTTGATTTCCAGTTGCCAGGCGGTCTTGTAGTCGCCGGCTACGATCGCGTCCTTGAGCGCGATCACGTCCTTCACGATGCCCATGGCTTGTCCTTACTGCTTCTTTGGCGCAGGCTTCACTGGAGCAACGAGCACCGGCGGTGCCTGTGCCGGCTTGATGAGGGCGATCTTGGGTGCACTGGTCGTTGGCGAGCACTTGCCGTTCGCACAGCTGCTCGTGGTCGTCGTGCGACTGCGCCGCAGGATGCCAGCATCGGCGTCACTGCAGAGCAGGAACATCGTCGTGAGGGCGAAGATCGCTTTCTTCATGGCCTGTTACTCCTCGGGCTGCGTTGTAGTGCCACCAAATGCGTAGGCACTTCGGGTTGTCGCACTGATGCGTGTGCCACGTATCGTGCGACTCGAGCACTGGCGTCCGCATGCGACCGCGCCCGCAGCCATCGCATGTGTGGTCGCCATCATAAGGCACCGGCTCAGGCGGTGGCTCTGGAGCCTGTGGCGGCTTCGGAGGCAAAGCGAGCAGCCCAGCAACCAGAAACTCTCTACGCTGCACTTGCCACCCGCGGCGCCGTGCCGCCATTGAGCAGTGCCTTGGAACCCTGGAGGTCAGCTTCACCGAGGTCGCCCCAGTCATCGCTCCAAGAGTTCCAGATCTTCTTGCCGAAGGCGGCAGAGTACACTGCCACGTCATTGGCGTTGTTGAAGTCGAGGGAGCCGAGGTCCGTGCCGTCGTAGGCTGGCGTGCCGCCAGCCTCGAGGCCGATGAGCGTCGCATCGAGCACTGCAACCGAGTGGCCCCACCAGTTGAAGTCGCCGATCAGCGGGATGCCGCTAAGCAGCACCGTCATCGCTTGATCTTCAGTGAGGTTGCGGTTGTACACTGGCTTGTCGAGGTCCTGCCAAGCTTCCGTGATCTTGTACTTGGCCGCATTGGCACGCATGTCCCGCGTGTCGTTGGACCGATTCATGGATTGCTCGGCCCAGAAGCGTTCCTCGCACTGGCCGGTCTGCATGATGAACTCGAGCGCCTGCGCGCCCCAGCCACCCTGGTTCTGGTAGTTCTTGATGAGGCAGCCAACCATGAAGGCCGACAGTCGCACGTGCGGCTGGCCCATGATGGCGCGGATGAGCACGTGGCAACCAGTGGCCGAGTGGTTCCAGCAGTAGCCAATCCGTCCCTGGTTGTAGGAGCGAATCGGCTTGCCGTTGTCAGCACTGCGGCGAATGTCGCTCAAGCGACTCTTGCTCGCGAACTTGTCCTTGATGCGCTCAGCCCACTCATCGCGCGGGATGAGCGGCATGCTGAATGCCTCGACTGCAGGGCTGGAGTAGCTCGGCGGTGGAGCCACGAAGCCAGTTCCGCCCTCGCGAGGTACAGCAGTTGTATCGTCGATGATGTACATACAGCTCACTCTCCATACTTCTGCAGGAGCTTCAGCATTTCACCGGCACCGGCAGGCAATGGGCCTTCGAAGCCAGTCTTGCCATTGGACACGATGATCCAGGGTGTCTGCTTGCCCTTGGCTCGCTTCAAAGCATCTTGCCACAGCTGACTTTCAGCCGTAGCATCGACGTCCTTGTCCCACATTCGCCATTGAGCAGTGCCTTCGACTTTCGGGCATGTTGCATTCAGGTAGTCACGAACCGACTTGCTGTAGATGCTCTGCTGCAGCGATGCACTGTAGGTTGCGAGGTCTGCAGACTCGTACACGACGAGCACATGCAGGCCTTCAGCCTTGATGGGTGCATCGTCTGTAGGCTTCGGCTTCGGAGCAGGCGGAGGCTGAGCACCGGTGTTCGCTTCGATCAGCCGTCGGACGATTGCGTTTGCATTGTCCACGCCCTTCGGAACGATGATCAGCTCCGTGGAACCAGTGGACTTGGGCGTGACCTCGTAGATGAACTTGCCAGCGAATGTCTTGGACTCGAGCTTGCCACTGCCGCCAGCAAAGCGAGTCCGAAGCATGTACGGGCCAGCAATTGGTTTGGCGACGTCGACGATGCCTTCCTTCGTCTGCAGGATGAACAGCTCGACGTCGCTGTCGATGACGTCTGTCTCGTCAGCACCGAGCTTGACTGGTGCGTTGGGTGCTGGTGCAGGCGGCTCGACGCGCGGCGGAGCCACTGGCTGCAGGAAGCGAATGGCTGGCTCAGCAGGAGGAGCCAGGAGCATGAACACGAGAGCAAGCATCTACAGCTCCTTACTTACTGGCAACGAGTTCCTTGATCGCTTCGGTGTTCGCATTCACAACGGTCCAGATCTTGGACCGATCAGCCTCCGACTGAGCATGCGCTTCCCTGCAGTGCTCGAGCTCAGCTGTGATTCGTGCGGTGTTCTCTTCGCATTGAGCATGGTTGGTTGCAAGCACTTCGAGCTTGCTGTCAAACTCGAGCTTGGCGCGAGCGACACTCGCTTCTGCTTCGATCTTGGCTCGTGCGATCACCGCATCTGCTTCGAGCCTTGCTTTCACTGAAGCAACTTCCGACAGCTGCTTGCGATTCTCCGCCCACTTGTTCACTATCAGTGTTATCGCTGGGACCAGCAGAATCGTGCACACTGACAGAATCAGGGACGTATTCGCAGTGGTAGCAGCCGTAGCTGCCACCACCGCCTCGTCTGCAAAGAGCATCCGTCGCTCCTTATCAGGCCGTGGTTCCGTGAAGGATGCCGCAGTTGCCGTAGTAGTCAGCCTTCAGCCGCGGGACGTTGATGCACATCACGCGGAAGTTGATCTTCTGGCCGCCGTGTGATTCCCACTGGATCGTCGTGATATCCATGCCGTTGATGGCCTCGCAGACGTCGGGCGTCATCTGCACCATCAGCGTCGTGAACAGGTTGGACGAAGCAGGAGCACCCACGTCTGTCGCCGCCGTGCCTTGCATCAAGTCGAGCCGCTTCACGTCGGTGAAGCCGTCGATCGCCTTGAGGCGGTCTCGGAGCGTCATGCTCGCGTTGTTGCCGCCGAGCCGGGCGTAGTCGTTGTCGAGGTACAGGTCCCAGTCGGTCGAGTGGTAGACCATGAAGGGACCGTAGAACTTGTTGTTGAACAACTGGTTCCGGGCCGCGAGGTAGTCCGCGACGGTCACTTCCGGGTTGGACCCGGTCGGTACCGTGAAGTTCGTCTTGGTGAGGCGGCTGGTGAAGTTCGTGTAGCCGTACACCTTCGACGTACGGCCATAGCCGCCGACGTAGGTAGACGCACCACCGTAAGTCACGCCTGTCTCGTTGCCGATGGTGGTCCGCTCGACCGTTTCGGCGACTCGCCGACCAGCCGCTTCGGCCATCGTGGTATCCAGGGGAGACCCACCGTTGCGCGAGATCAGCAACCGGCGCCGGCTCATCCAGAACGCGGACTGCGTGATCGGCAGTGGCGTGCCTTCGAGCTGGTTCTTGGGCGTGTCGTTGGTCTGCGGATCGGTGATGCCGTCCATGTCCACCGTGACCGACCCTGGATCGCTCTGAGTCTCGTACTCGAGGATCATCTTCGACATGCCGTCGAAGCCGGTCACTGGGCACGCCGCCATGAGGTCGGCCCAGGCACGAAGCCGGTACCGCGCGGCCTTGGTGACTCGTGCATCGAGCTGCAGCCACTCCTCCTTGCGGAGTACGGTGGCATTGAACACTGGGCTGTCGATGCCCATGTTCCGCAGATCTGCGATGCGAACGTTCTGCTTGATGGGCGCGCCCGAGTTCGGGTCGAAGCGACCGCTGTTGACGGTGACGCAGGCCTGCCCCTTCTTGTCGAAGTATGGCCGCATCATGCCGGGGTCGAAGCGAACGCTGGCGAGTGTTTCGCCAACCTCGCCATGCCCCTGGCCGTTGAGCACAAAGTCCTGCGTGAACATGAGGCGCGTCTCCAGTGATGTCGAGTTTCAGCTCTCAGCCAGTGAACTTGGTCCAGAGCAGGTAGTCCGCTGCCGGATCGGTGATCGCTTCCAGTGCGATGAAGCACGGGTAGGCGTAGCTGCTGTTGGCCTTCAGCTTGCCTGTGACCGTCTCGACACCGAACAGGTCGCCGATGGCCACGTCGTCCGCGGTACCGGAGACGTCTGCCACGAGCATGTTGAGGTCTTCGCCGGCGACCGGGCAATACAGCTTGCAGCGAGTGCCGCTCACGTATGCCGTCTCGCGGGTGAAGCCTTGCAGATCGTCCGGCAGGAGCACGGCGATGAGGCCGATGGCGCCGGTGGCACGAGTCACGGCGCGCCATGTGAAGCGCCCGCCGACTGGCGAGGTTCCCGCCACAATCTCCATGACTGTGCCGGGCTTCGGGGTGCCGGAGACGATGCCTTCGAGGAACACGCCTCGTGGCTCGCTGGCACAGATGATGTCGCTGCCCTTGGACATTGAAGCACTCCGTATCGTGGTGTCTTGTCAGCTCAGGCGGATTGGCTCCAGTTCATGACCGGCAGCGGGAGGATGTCCTTCTCGTCCACGACGCTGGCAGCATTGTTGGCAGGCACGGCAGGAGCAGTGCCAGCGAAGTTGTTGCGCGCCGGCGGTACGATCTGCGAGGCCAAGGTTCGGAGTGCCGGAAGGTCCATCTTGTCGTACACGGCGGCGAGTGCTTCCTTGTTCTCAGCGTTGCCAACGAGCTTGGTGATGCACGCCTTGCGCTCGTCTGCAACGACGGCCATCGCGTTGTTGACAGCCACCTGGACTCCAGGTGGTGCCGATGCGAGCCACTCGGCATCCGTCATTGGCTTCTTGTTCACGTTGTCAATGATGCGCTGGATTTGTTCGTCGCTCATGCCTTTGCAGTTGGCAGTGAGCTCTTCGAGCTTCGAAGGCATGGTGACGGTCTCCTGGTTGGTTGTGAGTTTACTTTTGAGCCGGCCCAAAGCCTCTGCAGGCGTAGCAGACCTGCCACTGTCCCTGAAGGCTTTGCCTTTGCCTTTATGCAATGCGGTGTACGAACCATCGTGCGGGTCTTTTTGCAAGCTCACTTCACGTTTGCCATGCTCGTTCTTAGGCAAACTCGGGTGGCTGATTACGTGAATGTCGTGCCCGTACGTGCCAGTGTATCGTTTAAGCTTTGCGCCGGCGCCAATATGCTTGGCAGCACTATCAGTTACTGCGCCATCTGCTTCGTGTGCTTGCTGTTTGGCACCAGCCTTCTTGCATACGCCAGGCTTGCCTGTCGCTTTGCAGTTGGCAACCATGTTGAGCGTTGCGTACGCTGCTACGTGAGCTTTAGCAGCAGCTTTGTGCTGCTTCACAGCCTTCTTGGTTGCGAGAGCTTCCTCTGGGCTCGCCGGTTCCACAGCGAACTTCTTGCCGACGAGCTGTCTGATTGCATGGCCGTGTGCTCGAGCTGCCTCCATATGCTTCTGTTTTGCAGATGCATCGCCTTGCAGCGTCGCACTGAATGCAGCGTCTGACGCTTTATGCGCTGTCTGATCGCCAAGCTCAGCTTTTCTACGGGTAGCTTTGGCACCCATAGCCCGCTTACGTGCCAAAAGCGCAGCCTGCCGTGCAGCTGCAGAGAATGCATTCGCTGTGATGCCTCGCTCTTCGAGCTTATGCATGGTGGCTCCCACACTGTTAGTACGCAGCTCCCGCTTGGCCTTGACGTTCTTCGGCCGCTTGCTGCGGTCGAAAGCATCCTTGTCTGCCTTGCGACGCACGTTGTGCACGCCACACCCATGCTTGATGCCACATGCTCCCTCTTGGTCCGGGAGGATTGCAATGTGGTCTGGGCGGTAGTTGCGTGCTACGAGTACGTCGCCTTCAAGCATGTTGTCCGTGAACAGGCCGGTAGAGAGCTCGATTGGCTTGCGAGCCTTCAGCCGAGGTAGGATGCGGTGCTGTTCCGGAAGTGTTGCATCGACTGCTCGCACTCGCTCGACGTCAAAGCATCCTTCAGCATGCAACTTGGACTTGAAGCCAGCATTGCGCGTGAAGCCTATGCCGGACTTCTCCAGTACACCTGGATGCGTGACACTGACTGGCTTGCCATTCTCCGTCGGATGATAGACGACGAGCGGGACTTTGTCCCATCGCTCAGGGCCCTTCGCGACCTCGTCCTCTGGATACTTGAGTGCACCCTTCGAGCCTGCGAGCACTCCCGGCACGATCAGCGAGAGCGGCGCAACGATGTGCTTGCGCCCGTCGATCACTTCGACGCGCGCTCGGCCCATTGCGTTGACCGCCAGGTGTTCCATGGTGGAGAGTGTATCATAACTCTCGTCACATGTCAATCAAACGCTTATACAAGATATATCGAGCCGGTATACTCTTGCAGGAGCTCGAGTACATCGTCCGGTGCATCCAGGGGTTGGACTTGTTGCGCGAGTGCGTCGACTTGCACCGGGTTGCCAAGCACGAAGTCGAGAGCAATGCCGCCTTGTTGGCGGAGCCACTCAGTATCCTCGATGCTGAGTTTCACTGGGTGCTGGTCGACGCCAAGGCCCATGATTACGTTGCCCTGTGCATCAGTCACAGTGGCTGGGATGTAGACGTCTTTGCCGAGGCTCATACTTCCTCCAGATGGATTACTGTCTTCTTCGTCTGCTTGGACTGACCTGCAGAACTGACGTATGCGACGTTTGCGTTCTCGTCGATGTGCGTCACCTTGTACTTCGTATTCGGCTGGCCGAGGATCTCGGATTCAGTGCCGTAGTTGTGCACGCCTGCAATGGACTTTGCAGTCTTAGCTTTCACGACGAGCACCACGCCGCCGCCACTGAACTCCAGCGACTTCCACGCATTTGGCGACATGCCGTGCGGTGCAGGATCGCTCCAGTGACCGCCTGCTGCCATGGCAGCCTTCGCTTCTGCCAGCACCTTCTGAGCATAGAATGTACTGTTCAAGCTTCGGAAGAGCGTGCCTTCGTGATCTGGCATCTTCATCATTGCACTAAGGATGTTAGTTGCATCCTTGTTCAGCTTCGTGAAGTCGCCACGCGAAGCCGCGAAGGACTTTCGCATGTCTACAGGTGAGCCCTTCCAAGAACTGACAGCATCGCTCTCGCCTGGAGTGAGCATGGACTCCTTCATCTGTGCCGGCTTGCCGGAACTGATGAGCTTGATGTTGCCAGTGCCTGGGCCGTGATTGACTTCCGCGGCATGATCCTTGAACATCGGCTCCATGCCTTCCGTTGCATGGTTGCCAGACATGTTAGAGCCTGGCTTCTTTGCAGGCAGAGGCTTCTTGCTTACAAGCGATGGCATCTGCCCAGGCTTCTTGAGCACCTTCTGCACGATCTTCTTGGTTGGGTGCGCTGCTTTGAAGGCAGCAACCTGGTGAGCCTTAAGCGACTTCGGAAGCACGATTGTAGATGCATTGGGATCCGGATTGTGTCCAAGCACCTTGCCGTATTGCACTGGCGTAAGGCCAGCTGCCTTTGCTGTAGCACCTAGGTGATGGCCTGCCGCAAGTGAGGCTGCTGTGTGAGCAGGTGCCTTAGGCACTGGCGTTGGAACAGGCGGAAATACTTGCTTATAGTACAGATCGCCATCACTGCCGACAGGCACCTTAAGCTGCTGGATGAGCTGCTTAACCTTAGCACCGTGCGGACCTGCAGCTGCGATAATGGCATCTTCGTTCGCTTCGATGTGCTTCACTTGCTTCTTGATATCCCCGTGCGTCAGCTCCTTGTATGGGTTGTTCGGGCCGCTGCCGCCGCCGAACTTGATCATGTTCTGCATGGTTGTGTGGATGTCATCGCTCCACGGCTTCTTGGCAGTGCCAGTGGCATTGATGTTGAAGCTTCCGCCGAGGTCGATGTAGTGCACCCTGCCATGCGGATCTACCACAGCATTGTCGTTGTGCATGCCGAGTGCGTCCCAGTTGTTGAGCAAGGCATGCGCGACGAAGTGCGACTTCACTTGCTCTTTCACATCCGGCTCGTGCATCTTGCTTCCAACCGTAGGACCCTGGATCCAGGGTGACACTTTCGCACCGTTGATGAGCATGCTGTCCGGGACTGGCACGCCCATGGCCTGCATTGCCTTCGTTGCGAAGTGCTCGTTGAGGATTTGCTCCTTGTTGGCTCCGTCCTTGAGCGAGTACTTCTTGCCGTTGTGCTCGAAGCTCTTAGCACCCGTCGAGCCTTTGCCGATCGGCACAGCGCTGGACATCGAGCCTGCAATGTCTGCAGGGAATGTGTGCGAGGGTGCGGCAGGCGTGAGGTGAGCTTTTGCATCAGCGAGCGGCTTCACTGCACCTGCTGCACCTTTGGGTGCCGCAACCTTGTGCAAGCCAGCCAGCGACTTCTTCTTGACCGTGAATCCAGGGAAAGCTGACTTCACTGCAGCCACCTGAGCTTCCGTCGCACTCAGTGGCAAGTGGATGTGCTTCGTCTTCTGGAAGTCTGGATTGCCATTCTGGATCTTGAGCAACTGGTCGTGCTTGAAGCCCATACCGCTCATGGATGCTGCGGGACCAGTGTAGCCGTGTGCAGCGCCTTTACCTGCGCTGCACGTTGGATCTACGCCGCCGCCTTTGCCGGTTGAGCAGAAGACGTTGCGCACCGAGTCCAGTGCATCCAGTGGACTGAACCGGAGTGCGTCCACAGCATCACGTGCTGTGTTGCTCGTGAGCTTCATTGCCACCTTGCTCGACACTGGCTTCTTGTCCACAACTGGCCTCCACGCACAGCGACAGTTTGGGTGTCTCGGCAACTTGCCACGCGCATCCTTGAGCTTGAACACCATGCCATCCAGATCTGCACAGAGCTTACACATGCCCTTGGTTGCAGTCCACTCGACGTTGACGCCTACCTCTTCCACTCCACTGGCTTCCATCTCATCCAGCTGCCCTTCAGAATGGGCACGCATGAGCTCCGTGCGGGCGATAGTGCGGGCCTTGTACTCTGCTACGTCGGCGAGCTTAACGAGCCGCTTTGCAACCACACTGGGATGCTCGCCAGCAACGAGGCCATCGGCCAACGCGCGTACAATCAAAGCTTGCTGCTTCGTGCTCTCAGCCTCGATGTTCGCAGTCGCTTGCTCAACGAGCCTCTTAAGCCTCTCGATGCTTACTTTGCCCTTGGCACCCTTCTTATATCCTCGCTCAATGTATGCTTGCCACAGCTTCTTTCCCGTGAGCCCCTTGAACTGCTGCTTCAGCCAGGACTCGAAGGAAGCATTCGTGGTTGGCTGCCGCGTGAGCAACCACTGTTCGTACTCGCCTTCTTGGCCTTTGATTCGCTCCTGCTTGACGGAGTAACCAATTGCACTGCCGAGTCGTTTGCTCAGCTTCGCATAAGCTTTGATGCGGCTCGGTTCGCCATCAGTTGCTGTAAACAAGATGCTCGCAGGCTTCTCTTCGCGAGCATAGTCTGCAATGAACTTGCCAACAGTTGTAAGGACTTTAACACTGGATGCTTTGTGATCCTTCTGCAGCTCCGAGTCCAGGCCGTGCCGATGCTCCAAGCCGAACTCTACGGACACGCCCGGAGTCCATGGATTCGTCTCAATCAGCGCTACGAACTTGCGCCCATCGACTTCAAAGCGTGCAGCATGCGTCTTGATGCCATAGCTTTCATCTTTTGTGACGCTGAACGGTACTACGCTTGGCGAGCACGTTGCATCCACGCCGCCACCGGAACCAGTGGCGCAGAAGACGTTACTCGTCAGCTGGCTCAGCAGGCTCCCCTTCAGGCGGCTCGTCACCTTCAGGATCTGCTTGTCCATCCAGCGCCGCGGGGTCGTCAGCCCCGCCGGGTCCTGGCGGCTCAAGCATCGGCTCGTTGTCTTCCGCCGCGTCGATGATGGCATCAGCCACCTCCGGGTCCATGTCGAGGATGTGCACGAGGAACTGCTTGAACGGAAGCACCTGCTCAAGGCCACCAGTCACCCAGGTGGAGATTGCTGTCGTGAGAGTACTCGCAACCGTTGCCTTGGCCTGTGCGTTCAGAGCCTCGACGTCAGGCCACACGACGTGGTACGTTTCTGGTTCTGGTAGCACGCCTACAGCAATGAGTCGGTCGATGAACGGCACAATGATGCGAGTGGTGATGTACCCGTTCTGGCGAGCTCGCTTGCGATCGTTCCACGCCTCGTCGTCCTGAGTGCTCGCCTGTTCGCCTCGCTCGCTGCCCATGAAGACGCGCTTCGGGATGCCAAGCTTGATGCAGATGGCCTCAATCTGGATGTCCACATGGACGCGAGGGTCGGTTACCGAGCCGCCAACCGTCTTTGCAGACATGCCAGAGAGGTAGATTTCCTTCTGCAACCCGGTGCGAACTTGCTCCATCATGTTGCGCAAGTCGCTCTTGTTAACTTGCACTTGGCCGCCGAGCTGCGGATTCGTCTCGATGCTGAGCCATGGGAACGGCATTCGCCAGTAACCTTCGCCACTGGCTCCGTACACCTTAGCCAACGAGTACAGGTTGTCGTAGATGCACTTCAGCCGAGGCGGGTTGAAGGACTCGTTTGCACCGCCTTGATGCCAATTGTCGCTGACGTGCAGCACTCGTGTCCAGTGTACGTACACGGAGCTGATCGGCAGGCCAATGCCTCCATGTACGTTGTCCTGATCGTTCAGCGTGATCAAGTACCGAATTGGCTGGCCGAATCGCGGCGAGTTAAGGTTGCTGTCGTACTCGACGACTTGCACCATGGACTCTGGGAACACGCGAAGGTACAGTAGCTCCCTGGAACCAGGGGAAGTGGACTGCTGCGGTGCACTTTGGCCGACGTCGTAGTATTGCTCGTCCGTGCCACGCGGGTACTCACCCTTGTATTCTGGCCACTTCTTCGGCAACTCGTTTGTAACGAGTTGGTTGAGAGCTGGCTCTTTCATCTGCAGTGGCTGCCACAGCGGCTCGTCGCCGGAGAAGCCGAAGAGCAAGAGGCCAAAGCTTCCAATGCCGCTCTGCTCATCGAGGCGCCGCAGGTAGTCGCCGACGATCTGCGCGGACGACTGCTTGTTCCATGACTTGCCGCCAGCGAGGTTCTTGCCGAGGTTCTTGAATGCTTCCTCGAACTCGGTGTCGCTGTCTGCATCCTCGTCTTCCACCACTTCGAACATCGCCTCGAAGCACTCGCGTGGGAACACCTCGACTGCCCGCGCCGCAATCGGATTGCGGTCGAACATCTGCTGGTACTGCTTGGGCGTGATGTGTTCAGGGAAGCCACACTCCTTGCCGATGTCCGTGCGAGGGTCGGACATCTTTGCGAGCATGTCCCGGCGGAAGATGTATGCGTTGTTGAGCAGATCTGCATCTACTCCCATCGCAACATTGTGGCTGAAGAATAGTTCGCTCATATCGCTCCAACGAGGATCACGTCCTCGGACTGCCAAGCATGCACGCTCAGCACCACAGCATCTAGCTCGTCTGGGCTACAGCCGAGCAGATCCATCAAGGACTCTTCCTTAGAGTCCTTCTTTGTCCTGCGCTTTGGCAACATGCGGAGGCGGTCCTCGCTGTCGAAGAGCTTCGGAATCTTCTCCATCTGGCGGCGAAGTTCAGTGTACTCTCGCGGTATCGCCCAGCCGCCAAGCGCAGGGTCCAACAGCACACTCAGCTCGCCATAGAGCTCTGCTCGCTTGTTGATGTACGAGTACTTCGTCTCCTGCATCGCCTCACGGTCAGTCGGGAAGTACTTCGCATACCGAGGTCGCAGCGTCGGCGACTCGCCGAAGCCGATGGACCGCACTGGTTTGCCTTGCAGTCGCATGCGGTCTGCATGTTGCTTGCCGCCACCGCCTCGGTCGAATAGCACCTTGTGCCATGGGACATTGTGCTTGCGAGCAAAGTGATCAGCTTCTGCAGTGATCACGCTCGTGTCGGCTGTCTTCATGGACACGAGCTCAATGAGGCCAAGTTCATCGCTCGCAGCCATCGTGGTGCTGTCGCCGCCTTCTGCACTGTCGATGCCGATGCCCTTAGCGAATCGGCGCTTTGCAACCAGGGAATCGTACCGGCGCTCCGCCGCATCCAGCCATGCCATTGGATATAGCATGTTGGTTGCATCTTCGTAGAAGCGAGCATCGAGGCCGATGGACTGGCGACGAGCATTCCAGGTATCCCGCCGCTTCTGGTAATCCCCGTAGGTCAGCACGCCTGGAAGGATCACCGTGTTGCTCGGCTTGAGGCCTGCAGCAATCTCTGCGAGCGCATATCGCACATTCGGCGAATCCTGTCCACGGATGCGAAGCACCTTGCGATAGCATCGCGTCTTGTCGTCGCTCCACAGGTCGCCGTGCTTCTCCCACTCCTTCACGCTTCGCTTGAAGTGGTTCTCGCAGTCGTATGCATTGCCGATGAAGAGCTTGCGGTCAGCCCACGTATCCGCTGCCTCCGTTGTCTTGTCGTCTACACTGGATGCTTCGTCGCTGACGAACAAGGTGCGCGGAATGCCATCGCCAGTCTTTGCAATGTGGTGGCCCAGCATGCCTTCGCCACGAGCGGCGACACGGCCACGAATGTACGACAGTCCGCATTCTCGTCCTCCGACGACCTTGCGAATGTGCATGTGGTTAACCATGAGTGGGCCTCCGCGCTCCACTTCAAGTGGGAACCTCGCATCTGCTATCTGGCGCCGCATCTCGCCCCAAAGCACGCTCTCCAGCTGCGTGTGATCAACGCTCGTCGTGATGATGCGGCATGGGTGCCTCGTCAGGAAGAACGAGAGTACAATCAAGCCGGCAATGTAGTCCTTTCCGAGCATGTTGCCAGCAACCACGATCGTCTCGTCATTGTAGACGCACGACTGTACAATCTCGCGTTGTTCCTTGTAGAGCTTCACGTTCGGCCACAGCCAGGCTATCAAACCCAGCGGGTTGTTGTGGAAGCGCGCCAACATTTGCGATTCTCAGCTCCAGAGGATCCTCTTGCGGTTGCTCGCCGACGATGCTGTCCCAGGGAACCAGGGAAGCACGGACGTCGTGCTTCTGCACGAGGGTGTAGCGAGCGGCGAGCGACATTGCAGCTGCCTTGCTGACAAACTTCACTGTGACGATCGTGCGGCCAGTCTTGGCCTCACGCTTGAGGTCAGCTCCCTCGATCAGTCGCTTGATGTTCTTCGGCAATGCATTGAACACCGCGAGGTCGCACACCCACTCTTCTGTCTCTGGGTCCACTGTGAAGTAGTCCGTAGGGCATACTTCCAGGACATCGTGGATATAGCTCCGCACATACTCAGCATTGAGGTCGCAGCGAGCCTCGACCTCTGCTATGGCTGTGCGGACAGTCTCGCTTACGATTGGTGTGTTCACAAGTTGCCAGGAGCTCCGTACTTTGCTGGTGTATCCGGCTGCGAGCGCTGCCCGATGCCGGTCCAAGTCCACTGCGAACTCGGCTATGAAAGCTCGTTGCCTCGGCGTCAAGCCATTTGCTTCAGCTTCCTGCATTGCCACAAGGTGCAACAGCAACTCGTGACGGTCGCGCTTGCTCAGAGTCTCACTCTGTGCGATAAGCTGCGTAAGGGTAGAGCTTTCGCTCATCGTCGTAGCCTGCCTCGCTGAAAGTAATCGTTACGACGTACTTCACGTTTTCCTCGAGTCCAGACGTAATGCTCGCATCGATCACAGCACTGTAGCACTCGTTCACAGAGTCCCAAGACATAGAGCCGCTGTCGAGCGTCGTGCCGGCAGCTGTCTTGAGCGTGTACGAGCATGTCCCTGCACCGAGCACAGTGCCAGAGACAGTCGTCTGAGCAGTGTACTGCAGGCGCTCGTCACAGCCTATGTGTAGCACGTCCATCGTCAGGTCCTTATGCTTAGGCTCGATTCCACCTGCGACGCAATGCTCAGCTGCAGCGACACTGTCGAAGTAACCAGTGGACTAATGCTTGCATACGACGTCACCGGGCCGCCAAGTGGGCCTGCACCTGTTACCACTGGAGCATAGCATGTCAGCGACAGCGATGCTGCACCTGGCGTGATGCCGTAGATCACGTGCAAATTGTAGCACGTTAAGCTGAGTATCTGCGTGCTAGGTGCTACAGTTTGTGGCAGCACGATGCTCGGAGCATAGCTGGCCGTCGCAAGGGACTGAGCTCCCGGCGTTGCAAGCCGTGGCGTAGATGCAGTGGGTGCATAGCGAGCTGTGGCAAGGGACTGCACTCCCGGCGCTGCTAGTCGCGGCGTAGAGGCAGTGGGAGCATAGCCGATCATAGCGAGGGACTGCATGCCCGGCGTTGCAAGCCGCGGCGTAGAGGCAGTGGGAGCATAGCGAGCTGTGGCAAGGGACTGCACTCCCGGCGCTGCTAGTCGCGGCGTAGAGGCAGTGGGAGCATAGCCGATCATAGCGAGGGACTGCATGCCCGGCGTTGCAAGCCGCGGCGTAGAGGCAGTGGGAGCGTACCGCGTGATGCTGAGCGACTGCACTGGCGGCGTTGCGAGCTTCGGTAGTGCAATGCTAGGCGCATAGCGAGCAGTAGTAAGTGCTGCAACGCCTGGCGTAGCAGTCTGCGGACTGGCAGTGAATGCGCCAAGGAATATCGTGCGAGGACGGTATCGATTCAGCGTTGTCGGGCAGCGATCCAGTTCTTCTCTGTAGAGGGCAAGACATTCACCTGCGAGCATTTCTCGGTTGTAGACTCGGAACGAACCGATCCCGCCGTTTGCTCCATACCCGTAGTACGAGTGGCCCATGTACCACGGGCATAGCTCGTTCGGACCGGCTCGACCGCCACTGTTAGCGACCTCAAACCCGTTAAGATACATCCGCACAGTCGCAGTCCCATTCCCAGCATTCGCAGTCCACGTTGCGAAGTACGGAGTGTATGCTGTAAGGTTTGGGCCAACGGCTTGCGTCAGTGCCCCGCCGTTGCCGTTGTAGATCAGTCCAGTCCCGTACCACCCCAAGTAGAAGATGTGGCCGTAGCTTGTGTGGATTCCGCCCATCACTACGTTGTAGGTGCTGACCTCTCTCGGCCAGATCCAACAACTACAGGTGAACCCAGTAGGGTCCAAGTCTGCAACATCTGCATCCGTCTTACCGGCTTGAGCAGGACTGACGCCGCCAAGAGAGTCGAATTCGGTCCATGGGTTGGCTGTATTCCACCACGCAACAGGATTCACTGCCCCACTGACACCAGTGAGGGTCATGTTGTTAGCACCGCACAAGTCAAACAGAGTCCTGCCCCCTTTGTTATTTGGCATCCCCCTCCACCAGTGAAGCAAGTCCCTGTTGAGGCTCGCGCCGCGGTTGACAGGATTCCCAAGATCCACAGGCAGAAGCATCACTCACCCGTTCGTGGTATCTTGCGGTGCGTATGCGTAGGTGTGATTGCCTGCAGTTGCATGCAGGTTAACGCCAGTGTTGTGGGCGACGAAGATTGCCGTCTTCTTCGGGACGTACCCGCCGAACAGCGAGGCCAGCGAGAATCGGAATGGATAGGCCACGTTGCTCGTTGTGGCGTCCACGTTGATCACGCATGCCAGCACGAGGAATCCCGATCTGACGCCAGCGGAAGTAACGGTCTCGGCCGAGGGCGTTCCGTCGAACACATCTGGCCACGTCGAGCCATCGTAAGAAGCAACGCAATAGACGCGAATCTGCGTGTTAATAGTCGGCGTGGTTCCGACCATGATGTTACCTTGCACGAGGTAATCCAGTGCGAGCTCTGTCGTGTTGTCGATCACAAACCACTCGTAGCCGGCGAGGAACGTCGAGGACGTGGCGAGCGAGGTCAACCCGCCTGTACCGCTGGTGGCAGTTGGGTAGACCACCTTGTTAGTGGTGAGCCACAAGCCTACAAGTGCCGCCGCAAGGGCAGTGCAAAGCAGAATCATGAAAGCTCCTTGGCAGCATGCAGATCAGCTTCTGCAATCGTCCAACCAAGTTCTCGCATCCTCGAGCACGGTTGCGAGCACACAGCAAGAAATGCCGCCTTGTCGTCTGCAGTAGCAATGCCTGACTTCACCACTGCATCTATCATTGCCATCACTTCGGAGTCAGCCGAGTCCACCTTGGACTCGGGTGCCGAGTTTGCGATCGTAACGATGAGGTCGCAGATGTCGCCGATCGGCCCAGGTGTGCCTGCCGCTGCTTTCAGCTTACGAAGCAAGCCACGCGATGCGAGGAATCGAGTGAATGTAGCGACTGTGATCTGTTGCGGCATCGACTGAGTGTTCGCGTTGAACAACTGCAGGATGCCGTACACTGCATCTGGCGTCAGCTTGCCAAAGCGATGCTTGATGCGTTCCCAGCGAGGCTTGGCTGCTTCCTCTGCTGGTTCAGGCTCTGCAGGAAAGACATTCGCCCACAACGGTGCTAGGGCCGCTGCTAGCGGCCCGGACTCGATCTCAGCTTTGAGCTTAGCGTGAGTCACAGTCGAACTCCGAGTTTCGTTGGGTCGCCGAGGCCGAAAGTCCGCTTCGGCAGACCAGCAGCACGATCGGCTGCATGCTGGCACTCGCGGAGGAAGCCGAGCGCTGCATGAAGCAGTGCATCTGCCTCGTCTTGAGCCACGCCAGCGGCGATCAGGGTGCGATGTTCACCAGTGTGATCTGGGTGCACGCTCGCAGGTCCGATCACATGGACACGAGCACCGTTCTGCAGCTGCCTATAGCCGTGCTTCTTGTGATCGGCAGCGTCAGCGATCACGGAGTAGCCGCGGGCCTCCAGCTTCGCTTTCAGGATGCTCGGCACAACCATGCCGACTTCGATGGACTCGCACACAGCATCTGCGAATGCATTGCCTGCAAAGCGCTTTGCCGCAGCAACCATCCACTCAGTGTTCTTCGCTTGCATGTGTTAGCTCAGTGTGAATACGCCGCTCGCGTTCGCGGCTACGGTGAGGGTGTTTCCATCCGTCGCTGTCACATCGGCCGGCGTGGAATCGAGGAGCGCGTAGCAAAGCACGTTGCCTGCCACTTCGTAGATGACAGCATAGCGAGCCGTGATGCTTCCACCGCTGGCTGTCCACACTGGATCCGTCGCGATGTCAACTGTGACAGTCGTCGTGCCGCTCAGCGTGAGCGTGATGGATGCACCGCCAGTCGTGTAGCCGTTTGCGTTGGAGTGCTCGTTCGTGAGACCTGCATACGTCGTGGATGATGCACCAATGTTGCTCGTAGAGAGGAACAGCGCCATCTTCCACGTATCACTGTCTATGTCGAACGTGCCGTCGAGCAACTTCGTGCGGCCGCCGTTTGTGAACGTCCACGAGCCGGCCGCCCCGAGGCACAGCATGTCATGCGTGGCTTGGAACCACCACATGAGGGCGGAAGCAACGCAAGCTTGCAGCCATTGCTTCAGGGAGGCTCGTCGCTTGATTGGCATCCATCGCATTGTCCACACCTCGCATGTAACGCCGCATTATACCATAAATCTAGATGCATGTCAAGAACATTGTATTGACAAGTTATACCGATATGATATAATATCAAAATGATCGACATGGACCTACAAGTGGTGCGAGAAGCGATTGACTTGGAGCAGTCGCGACTCCGCGCCGCAAGCATCCAGGGGAAGAGGTGGCGAAGCAAGCTCATGAAGCTCGCAGACAAGCTACGTAGCATTCGCGGCGACAGGCCGCAGAAGCTCATTGCCAAGCTCGCTGGCGTGCCTCAAGGCTACGTCAGCCAAGTCGAAAGCGGTTTCGTTCGTTTCGATACTCAATCTCTGCTGCGTGTGCTGGATGCATACGCTCAACTCGAAAGGGAAGCCCATGGACCTGTCGACGGTGACGAAGGAGCAAGTTACAGAGTACCTCGCACAGGAAGCTCGCCTCAAGGAAGCGCCTGATCCAGAGGTCATGCTCAAGTATGCGCGGCGAATCGCACGCCGCATGCATCCCAACGATCCAATCGAAGCAGACTCAATCGCAGGACTCGCAGTGCGCAAAGCACACGAGACCTACAGCGGCAAGGTCAAGTGGGAGCGATGGGTCGCACGACTCGTCAAGCAACGCATCTGGGCTCACTGGCGGCACATCCGTGATCGCCACGAGGAGGAACAGTCCGAGTTCTGGACTGAGACGGTGATGTACGTGGAGCGGCCCGAAGAATCGGACCTTCGCATCAGCACCGAAGCCTGGCAACTCCTGTACGAGCACCATGTCGAACGCTGGCCGCTCGATGTGATCGCTCGAAAGTACGGCGTCTCAGTGTACACCATCAAGCAGTGGATTAAGGCACTGCAAACTCGCTTCTGCGAGGCGTACCGTGAAGACGCAATCGCACTCGGGCTCATCGCTCCAAGTGCCGAAGAATGCATCCGAGACATGCTCAAAGAGCTCGTCAACGATCGCTCCTGGTAATTCTTGCGCCCAGGCACTTGCCTGGGCGTTTTCGTGTAAACCAGTGAGTGACTGTCCCAATGACTCGATTTTCTCGATTATCTGAGAATTGACCTATATACAGCTCGTTCTATAGAGATCTTTTCAACAGTCCAAGAAAATCGAGTCATTGGGACAATCATGACTGGGATCTAGAAACAAGCATCAAACCACGCGCGCGCGACATAGCCGAGGTTCTCTCAACTCAGCATACACGTACCATGTTCCTCTTTGCCATCGTGCTATCATTCAGCGCGCTCCTAGGCTGGCATCCAGCCACATGCGTCCTGAAGCACGGTGCACCGAGGAGCGACGCGGTGGAACCGCAGAACGACTGCCTATGACAGCAAGTACGCCTCACCTACTTCGCATCAAAGCTGAGACACTTCTGCGATTGCATCTCCGCAAAGCAACTCCAGCTACGAAGCATGCTCTTCTCCACCGCATTCGAACCCTGGATGCTTGCGTTGCATTACTCGAAGCTGAAGACGATAAAGGCGCACTCAAGCTGTTGCGCACTATCGTCCCGGTTCGGTGAATGGGACATACACTGTTCGATGAACACCTTCCTCCCATATGCATGCTTCAAGCAGTCGGCTGCATGCCTTGACATGCGCCGCCTTGGCAAACAGCGCGTCGAAGTGCTACAGTTGCTCCAAGGCAGCTTTCCGAACCACCCTGCCTCTCGCATGTGGCGGGGCTACGAGCACGCGCTGGCTGTCTACGGCACTTACATCTGCGCAGAGTGGCAAAGTCGCGGCTATCGCGATACAGTATTCGACAAGCTGCAGCCTTACTTGTCCACTGGTTCCATGCCACCCTGGTTCGGTGCTCACCAATTTCACAGCGACTGCAGAGCAAACTTGCTCCGCAAGGATGCTGTGTACTACTCCCGTTATGGGTGGCTAGAGCTACCCAAGAAAGGCTACTCATGGCCTACACTGGATGGCTGATCGACAATGGGCAGCTGCTGCTTGCTTGCAGCGGCACGGATGCAGCCGAGGTGCAAGCTGAGCTCACAAAACGAGCTGGCGAGAAGCCTTCGCTACTCGTCGACCTCAGCATCGACAGGAACGCAGTGCTCGATGCTCTGGTGGCATTCGCGAAGCCATACATGCGACCAAACATGTTCATGGCAAGCCTCGCTGCAGCTGTTCAGCAAGTTGCTCGCATGCAACGCAAGCAGATGTACCTCGGCTGGTACATTGCCGATGGCCACTTGCGACTCGGCGTGTACGGCAAGGACTACGATGCAACGCTGTGCAAGCTCGCCGAGGTTGCTGGCAACAACGTACAGATAGTGCTCCCAGCCTTCGGCGGGCAACGCGACCTGTGGGACTTCGGCAAACGAAACGGCATTGCAGAAGACGCCATGGCGGAGGACGTTGCGAATGCTGAGCGAAACTTCGCGGCAATACCGAAAGCAGATGGCTGATCGCGGCGACGCTGCCTCGCTTCGCATCCTCGAAGCAGACGACGTGGAGCGGTTCATCGAGGACCGCTGCGAAGAGGGCGGTGACGCGAAGCTCCGAGACATCCTCCGCGAATACCGACAGTGGGGCAAAGGACTGCCACTGTCGGCGTATAGGCTATCCAAGTACCTTGCTGGCCGCAAGCTGACGTTGTTCTATGCTCCAGACCCGCTCGGTCACCTGGAAGCATGGGTTGCGAAGCTGCCACGTGTCGGCAAAGTTCGCAAGGGTAAGTTGCTCAAAGCATATAGGGAGAGTGGAGGTAAGCTCTCCAACCGAGCTTTCGGCGATGCGATGAAGCAACTGGGCTTTCGCGACGACGTAAGCCGCAAGTACTACCTGGAGCTGTCACTGTGAAAGCACCGCAACGGCCAACGAAACTTCCGTGCCCGAACTTCACGCCACTGCGCGACCTTGTTGCGATCTACGTGATCGACAACCGGAAGTCAGCAGGTGGCGTCATCATTCCCGACGGGGCTCGCCACGAGGAGGCTTGCTACTCCATCGTGCTGGCCGCCGGCAAGGACGTGGCGGAGCTCAAGGCTGGTGACATGATCGTCACCTCGCCGGACATCCTGTGCAAGTTCATCCCGGATGTCGACGCTCGCAACACCGATGACAACGCGATGCGCATCCTGCTCATCGAGGAGAAGAACCTCGTCGGAGGCAAGGTAGACGAATGCTGATCACGCGACCAATGCTGGCAGGCAGGCTCCGCGACTACAACGTGGACCTGCTCCGCTTCCCGGTGCTCGCCACGCCCAAGCTCGATGGCATTCGATGCCTCAAGCTCGGCGGCGAGGCATACGCCCGGAGCTTCAAGCCGATTCGCAACCAGCACATTGCGCACACAATCGCACAGTCATCGCTTCCAGATGGCTGTGACGGCGAGCTCATGGCTGGCGAGACGTTCCAAGACGTCGAGTCGGCGGTGATGTCAGCCGACGGCACGCCAGACTTCACCTACTGGGTATTCGACGTCGCACAGCCGGAGCCATACAAGGATAGAGTGCAATACATTCCAGGCAATATCCCCTGGGTCCGTGCGGTGCTGCCCGTGTTGCTGGAGAATGCTACACAATTCGACGAGTACTACTCGCAATGCCTCGAGCAAGGCTTCGAAGGCATCATGACGCGCGACCCAGATGGTCCATACAAGTGTGGCCGCTCCACACCCAAGGAGCAGTGGCTTCTCAAGTGGAAGCAGTTCTTCGACCGCGAAGCGGTGATCATCGGCTTCGAGGAAGCGAGGACGAATCTCAACCCGCAAGTGCCTAACAACTTCGGCCTCATGCGACGGCCTGGAGGCAGTGGCGGCAAGGTTGCAAAGGGCACGCTAGGCAGCCTTGTGTGCATGGATGAACGCTTCGGCCGCATCAGCTGCTCCGGCAAGATGGACGATGCGCTGAAACAACACATCTGGAACAACCAATCCGCGTACATCGGCCGCACGATCACCTACCGCTACCAAGCCATTGGCGTGAAGGATAAGCCTCGCATGCCAATTTTCCAGAGGTTTCGCGATGACCCTGACGCTTGAGCCGACACCTGCAGAAGAGCTCGCGGCACGAGTGCAAAGAGGCGGCAAGCCCATCCGCCCGCGCAAGAAGCTGACGAATTGCCTCAGAGCCCTGCGAGAGGGCCTCAAGCTTAAACTCAGTGACGTCGCGGCCGAGTGTGGCTGCTCAAGTCAGCACATGAGCAAGCTTGAGCTCGGCGTGTGGTCGCCGAACATCGTGCTCGGGCTGCGCATCGCACGCTTTTACGGTCGAAGCATCGAGTCGCTGTGGACGGAGGCTGAGGATGCGACGTAATGTACCATTGCACGTTGACCGCAGGCCAACACTGTGCACGAGTAGCAGTCGCGGCTATCCAGCGCATCTTGTAGGCAGGCTTCGCGTCACACGCAACGGTGAAGTGTACCTGGATGGTACGCATGTTGCCACCATCTCGAAGCGTGGTACCATGTGGACAGTGAACAACGGCATACAAGTCTACGAGACTCGTCGTGAAGCAGTGGAGGCGGCGCTAGAATGAAGTTCGAGCCTTACCCAATCCAGAAGCTCGCCATCGACGGAGCTACCAAGTTCCTCCGCGAAGCAGCTCCCGGTGCACGCAAGCTCTATGCGGCTCCCACTGGATTTGGGAAGTCCGTCATCGAGCTGGCACTGCTGGAGTCGCATCCAGAGCTGTACCTCGTCACGCCACGCGACGAAATCATGCAAGGCATGTTCGAGAAGCTCGAAGTCACCGATCACCCTCGCATCCATACTCCCATCAAGCTCCGCAACATGCTTTTGCGTGGCGAGGCTCAGCCATATCCAGCGCAGCTGTGCATCGACGAAGGCCACCATCAGACTGAAGAGTCCAAGAACTTCCTCGACTTGCTCACTGGCAATGCACCCATGGTGGCATACACGGCAACACCGTACCGTGGCTCACCAAAGGGCACTCGCGAATTCCGAGAGTTCTGGGGCGAGCCAGAGTGGATCATAACGTACCGCGAAGCACTGGACATGAAGCTGATCCAGATGCCTCGCATGGAAATCCTGCCACTCGTCGACGATGACATAATCGAGGTGACAGGCGGCGAGTTCACGATTGAGTCCATCGACTCTGCCACGCTTGACCGCCTCCAGGATCTCGCCGAACACGCTCGCACATGGCACGACGGATCCAAGTGGACCAAGCCGACGATCTTCGCAATGCCGTCGAAGGCTTGCTGCAAGCGGATGCATGAGGAACTCAGCAAACGAGGCCTCCCGTGTGCCATCGTTGCAGCCGATACGCCCCGCGAAGATCGCTACCTGATCTACGACCTCGTCGTGCGCGGCGGACTCGCTCTGCTGCAGATCGGCATCGTGTCCGAAGGCTTCGACAAGCCGATCGGCCGCATCGTAGATGCTGCGCCGACGATGTCACCAGTGAAGTGGGTACAACTCCTTGGTCGCGCCGGCCGCATCACGGCACATGAACCAGAGTACATCTGCACGAACCGCAACATCCTGCGGCATGCATACGTGCTCGACGGCGTCGTCCCAGTGCAGGCTGTAGTTGCAACTGAGCAAGCCTTCGGGCCTACAGAACGCGTCCACGCTCGAGTGCTCGGCATGGAAGCACTCGGCCGCTTCAAAGCAACGACCACGAAGCTGCTCAATGGTAGCAATGCTTACGTGTACTCCATGTCCGTCCCAGCCGGACAGTTCACGGTCGACTACACGTGCATCACAGCGCCTACACAAGCCAAGGTGCTGTGGGCATACAAGGTGCGTACAGTCAAGCAAGATGGGAGCATCGACTGGGGCAAGTGGAAGAGCTGCTCTGCTCCCGAGACACTCAAGGGCTTCGGAAGCGTAGCACCCAAGGCACCTAGCGAGAAGCAGATGAGCTGGTGGACTCGCTCAGCAGCCCGCTGCGGCCTCGAGCCGGATCAGGAAGTGAATCGCAAGTCCTTCCAAGCACTGCCCGTGCTAACTGACCTGGGCGAGAGGCTAACTTGAAGTACACTATACGACTACTGCAGAAGGCAGTTAGCTCGCATCCTGCTTATCCAGACTATGGCGGTCGTGGCATCAAAGTATGCTTCAGCAGTGCAGCTGAGTTTGCAATGCAGAAGCTGCGAACGAACTCGCCTGCATACTGGAGAAGCTATGACGATCGCATGGGTGGAGTACTGCGGCAACGGTGCATTCAGCATGCACTTCCGCACGGACCTCGCTACCTCTCAACTTGAGGACATAGGCGCGTGCATACTCGCTACACTACGCCAGAAGGGCGTGGACATAGCCAAGATGCTCGCACTCGCTGACGTCGGCGTGCACTGTGCCGAAGAGTATGCGACACGTGAGTACATCGACACACTCGCACCCTCGGTGAACTGATGAGCACCAAGCATGAACTGCTGGACCGCGTGTCCAGCCACCCTGACAGATGCGAAGACGTGCACTGCTTAGTGTGCAGTGTTCGCGACTGTCCGCACAAGTCGCCGTTCCACTACCACGCAGATGGATGCCCACAGTGTGTGCGCCCTGAAGCTCGAGTGCTCGAGCTCTACGGCACTCAGCACTACCCCATCCATCCGAGTGGCATCCGCCGGCTGGCGACCTGTCCATGGGAGGCAGCAAGCATGTTCCTGAGCGAAGTCGCCAGCGAAGAAGGCGGCGTAGCAGGTGACACTGGTTCCGCCTTCCATGCTGCCATCGCGGCCTTCCACAACGGAAAGGGGGTGGCCGATTCTGTAGCTGAGATGCGCACAAAGCTCGCGAACTATCCGCAAGCTGATCTACAGGACGCGGCAGGCCTCTTTCTTATGTATGCCACGGACTCTCGCAACCAAGGTGCGAAAGTCTGCCTCAACGAAGAGCCAATCACCTACACCCTCCAAGCCGCTCCCGAAGATCACACGCAAACGCCGATCACGATAATCGGGACCGTCGACCAAGTCCGCCGCGATCCGAACCACCATCGGCCACGCGTCTACGATGCCAAGACCACCAAGAAGGGTGGCTACTACGCGCAACGGCAGAGCATCTTCCAGATGGCTGCCTACTGTGCCGCTGCATCCATTCGTCTCGGCGAACCAGTGGACCCGGGCGCACTCATCCTTCCTCGGCTCTACAAGCCCGATGGCAGCGGCAATGTCTTCTGGTACTACCCATGGACGTTCGAAGACGTCCCGCAGATCCTCGCAGTGCTTCGGCATCGCGTCGCCGACATTCGTGCTGGCCGCCTGTGGCACATGCCGACTGACAACTGCGACTGGTGCCACTTCAAGACTCCGGACGTGTGCCTTCCACGCCTGCAGACAACCCTCAAGGTGTTGCGATGACATGCGAGCTGTTCGCTGAGATTACATTGCGACCCGTCGAGCAAGCTACCCGCGCCGAGCGTACAGCTGCATACAGGCATCACGAGGCTTGCGAGGCATGCCGCAGGCTGATTGAATCGCGAGAGAAGGCTGAGCTGCCGCCCGATGCATGCAAGCTCATCGACGAGATTGCATTCGCCGATGCTTTTACAAAGGACCCAGAATGCTGACTGAATGCAAGTGCGGTTGCCACAGTGGCGGCATGCTCCACTTCGTTGCCTGCTGTGTGCAGTGCCCTGGATGCGGCACGCGCTTCAAGGACAATCCTGCCTACCGCATGCACGTGCGCATCTGCCCACACGAGCCTGCCGCGCTCATGGCCGAGTACAAGGCGTCGCTGAAGCACTTCACTGCGACTGCACCCACGGCGTTGCTCATCGGTCGCTACCAGCCGTTCCACGACGGTCACCTGGAACTCGCAAGGCAGGCCATCGAGCGCGTCGGCCAAGTGTGCATTGCAATGCGGCACACGGAGGTCGATGCGAGGAATCCGTTCGACTTCAACCAACGTGGCATCTTCATCATGGCAAAGATGCGGCCACACCTCGGCAAGTACATCATCGAGCTCGTCCCGAACTTCACGCACGTGTTCTACGGTCGCGACGTCGGGTACAGCATTGAGCAGCTCGATACTGGAGTGCTGAAGCAAGTCAGCGCCACGCAGATTCGCGAGGCGTTGTTGTGATGTGGAGTGCCCACAGCACTGCGAGCGGCCAGCCGATGCAGGAGAAGCACAGCATCGTTGACAGCAATGCACTCCCTGGATTCGGCATCGCGAGCGGTGGGCACGCCAGTGCAATTAAGTGACGCATGGTAGCGGCATAAGCATGAGGCATAATTCCATAGTGAAGCACTTTGCGACGTTCTACAGCCCCGGTACGCTCGTCGCTGAGACGACACAGCGTGAAGTGCCGGCGTGGGATGCAGAGGAAGCTAAGCGAATCGCTGCAACCATTGCAGAGCGGTACGGTGCCACGCCTTACGGCTTCCAGTTCACTACCGTGAACTGGGAGTCGAAGGAAACAGCACGCTCACCGATGTATTACCTGCCGCACTGCAAGGTTGAGACGCTTGCAGAGATTGAAGCGAGGAACCTACCGAACGAAAGCATTCTCAGAAGCAACATGCTGCACAACGGCTGGGACCGCATCGTGACAACTACCACTGGATGGATGGTGTCGCTGCCACTAAAACCCAGCGACATAGTCTTGGCTTGATTCCTCGGACATACACTCAGAATCGCCCACAACCTTAGAAGCGAGAAGCACATGAGCATGGCAGCAGAAGCGGGACTTGTCCAGGCCTCGACGGACTTCCTTCCGGATGTCCTCAAGCAGGCGGCCGAACAGCAGGCTCCCATGGAGGAGCGCACGTTCGGCAGCTACATCACGTTCGCTCACCCGAAGCGTTCGGACGAGTGGCAGAAGATCATCGGCAAGTACGGCCAGGGCGTGAACGAGGGCGACATGCACCTCATTCACGAGGGTGAGGCTTTCCGCCTGGAGAAGGCGAAGGTCAGCATCCTGTGCGGCCACCAGTACTGGGTGGAGAAGAACCCCGCCGGCCAGGTGCTCCGGACCTCCAAGGAGGAGAAGCCGAAGCCGTACAAGGAGCAAGTCGATGCCGTGTTGCTCCTGTACCGCGAAAACGACATCCTCCCCGTCAGCTGCCAGTTTCGCAGCGTCAAGTGCTCGGCCGCGGTGAAGCTCACGAAGGAGCTCATCGAGTGCCAGAAGCCGGAGTGGGTCGAGAAGTCCCTGGATCATGCCGCAGCCAGCCGGCTGCAGCAGCCGTTCATGCGCTTCTACGGCGAAATCTCCGAGGGCGAGAAGCGTATCAGCCGATCCAGCGGCCTCGCTTACCGGCCGCTGAACATCGTGATCAAGCCGACCGGAGCTGGCGAGTGGGCGCTGCTCAAGCAGCTCACGGAAGGTGAGGACACCCGTGCGCAGCTCAAGAAGGTGGCCGACACCTACCAGTACCGCATGGACACGTTCAAGGACCTGCTGAAGGCCTGATCGCTGACGCTCGCTCCAGTGCACGCATGCACTGGAGCTTTCAGCCACTAGCTCAGCTTGGTTAGAGCGCCTGCCTTGGGAGCAGGAGGCCAGAGGTTCGAATCCTCTGTGGCTGACTATGAAACGAATCGTCTACGACGCAGAAATCAAGGCATGCGTGCCAACCGGCGAGCGTGATGCGACGCTCAACTACTGCAACGGCTGGGGCGACAAGGCAGGCATGGGCATTGCCTGCATCGTCGCTTACGACCTGGAGACGCAGCAGTTCCGCGTGTTCATGGACGACAACCTGGATGAGTTTGCATCGTTAGTTGCATCCGCTTCCCACATCCTCGGCTGGAACAACCACAGCTTCGACGATCCTCTCGTCCGAACATGCTGGGGCCTCGACGTCAGCGACAAGTCCCACGACATCAAGAAGCTCGCGAGCATCCGATGTTCCCTGGGTGCAGTGGCCGCTGCCAACAGCATCCAGGGTAAGTCGGACAAGGGCGCCAATGCTCCCGTCTACTACCAGCGCGGTCAGTACGGACGCCTCATCGACTACTGCATGCAGGACGTCTGGGTCACTTCACAGCTGCTCGAGCTCGGAGCATCGCAAGGCAGCCTGATTGACGGCAAGGGCATCCGCAAGCTCTTCCGGACCCCTCCTGGTTGGTCCGTGGTAGAAGAATCTCGAATCTCTATCTCCCTTCAACTCGATCTAGAAAATCAACCACGGACTCACCAGGAGAACGAGGGAGACACGCAGTAGACCTATCTGAATTGAATCTTCTCAGAGGTGCTGACGTGGAACCGCTTGAGCGCCTGCGAGTGCAGATACTCCGTGCCGAAGCTCACTTCAAGTCGCTGAAGAGCCCGTACCAAGCATCCAGTGGCCAATTGCAGCAGTGGCGAATTTGCTACGGCGACAAGCCGCTTGTGGAATGCGCGGCAGCTGTTCGCATACAAGCCGTGTATGAGTTCGGTGCACTTCGCGGAGCAATACTAAGTGACGCCGGACTCGCAGCACGACGCCTAGCCGAGCACTTGGACATCTGGGAGCAGCTGCCTCAGAGCTGAAGGAACTTATGTCGACATGCCAACACAACTCGAAGCCGCCCTCGAATACCACCAACGCGGTTGGTCGGTTTTCCCGCTACGTCACAAGCGCTTCCCGCTGGTTCCATGGAAGGCTTACCAGACCGAGCGTGCGACACTGGAACAGGTGCATGCTTGGTGGACGGAGCATCCAGATGCGCTGATCGGCGTCGCACTGGGGCGAGTGTCCAACTTGCTCCGAGTCGATGCAGATGGAGCAGAAGCAGTCCATCGCCTCAACGAACTCGGCATGCCGCAGACAGCAACCTTCCAGTCGCCTTCAGGCGGCAAAGGCTGGCTGCTCAATGGCATGGACGGCGCCAAGCACCTCACCATCTGGAAAGGCAAAGGCGAGCACGAGGAACTCAAGGTCCTCAGCGATGGTCAGTACACCGTAGTTCCGCCTGGACCTGGATACCAGTGGCTGGACGAGTCACCGCCGGCCAAGATGCCGCCATGGCTGTACGACCGATACGTCGAGCTGGTGCTCCAGGACCTCGTAAAGGAACTGCGGCCGACGTTGCGACAGCCTACGCCGAAGGAAGTCGACCTCGCACTGCAGCACATTCCATGCGACGACTACGACCTCTGGGTCCAAGTTGGAATGGCACTGCACACGTGTGACGACTTCAAAGCCTGGGACGAGTGGAGCAAGAAGTCGCCGAAGTATGATGCAGCTGCAACGCAGGCCAAGTGGCAGAGCTTCGGCGGCAAGGCAGCTGGCGGCCTGACTACTCGCTCCATCCTCTACTGGGCCGAGAAGCACGGCGGCTGGCGACCACCCAACCGCCATGAGCCACTCACGGAACTCGGCAATGCCCGCATCCTAGCTCGCATGGGCGATGGCATCATCAAGCACTCAGCTGAGTGGGGCTGGATGTGGTGGGATGGAAAGCGATGGCAGATCGGCGAGAAGGCTGTCGTCGAGTTGCAGAAGAAAGTCCTCGAGTTCCGAGTAGAGCGTGCGATCGAGTCGCTGTCGAAGCACATGCTCCATGGCGACAAGTCTCACGACGACTTCACGAAGGTTGCAAAGCAGAAGATGCGAATCGTTCAGCTCGTCCGCGGCAACGAGGATGAGCGGCGCATTCGCGGAGCCAGAACTCTCGCAGAGAGCGAACCGGCACTGTCGTGCGACTATCGCTACTTCGACCGTCAACCCTGGTTACTCAACTGCGTGAATGGCACCCTGGACCTTCGCAGCGGCGAACTGCTAGCTCACGACAGCTCGAAGCTTCTCACTCAACTCTGTCCGACGCCATACGACGACAATGCGAAGTGCCCTCGCTGGGAGCAGTTCTTGCAGGAAGTCTTCGCCAAGCACCCAGAGCTCATCCCCTGGATGCAGAAGCTCTGTGGCTATGCTCTCACAGGACTCACATCCGAGCATATCCTGCCGATCTTCCATGGAAGCGGTCGAAACGGCAAGTCGACGCTCGTCAAGACGATAACGACTGTCATGGGCGACGACTATGCAGCACTCGCACCCAGTGGATTTCTCGTGCAGTCGCGTGGCGAGCAGCATCCAACCAAGCTCGTAGTACTCTATGGCAAGCGATTCGTTGCCGACATGGAGACTGACGACAATGCGAAGCTCGACGAAGCACTCGTCAAGCGACTGACAGGTGGCGACGACATGCAGGCACGTCGCATGTACGAGGACTACTGGAAGTTCGTGCCGACTCACAAGCTGTGCATCGCCACCAACTATGAGCCTTCAGTCAAGGGCATGGACATCGCAATCTGGAGCCGCATTCGACTGATTCCATTCGCATCGCTCTTCGAGAATGGCGACAAGTACCTCGACCAGAAGCTTGCCGCAGAAGCTCCTGGCATCCTGCGGTGGATGGTGGAAGGCTGCCTCCGCTGGCAGGCAGAGGGCCTCGGCAATCCAGCAGCAGTGCAGGATGCAACGGCTGCATACAAGGGCACTCAGGACACGGTAGCACAGTTCTTCAGCGACCGATGCGAGAAGGCACCGGGACTTAAGTCTCGCAAGGCAGACGTGACTTCTGCCTACAAAGCTTGGTGCTATGCGAACACCAAGGAACCAGTGAATCCGAAGGCATTTGGGCAGTCCATGCTCAAACTTGGCATCCAATCGGACGACAAGCACTACTTGGACATCAAATGCACATGAGCAAGCACGCTCTGTGGCGTTGGCGGCAGCGCTTTGGTGGCGACTATGCCTATGCACTGCGCAAAAGTGTACACATCGGCTGCATCGCTCGTGCAGACATTCGCTACTATGCTCCGCGACGCTGCATCTTTGTGTGCGATGGACAGAAGGTTGCCACAGTCATTCGCATCACTGAATACTCGAAGCATTACTACAAGGCACTCGTCCAGCGCTACCATTACCAGGTGGAATTGTCCCAATTACTCGATTTTCTTGGACTTCTGAAAATCTCTCTATAGAGCGTGCTGTATAAGGGGTATCTTTCAACACTCCAAGAAAATCGAGTCATTGGGACAGGACCTGGCAAAGGCGTCAAACGAAAGGTGAAGGCAAGACATGAGAGAATCGCTGTATCGACCGGCGGAACGGGATGCGGACGGGTTGATACCGTCCGCGATCTGCAACCAGTTCCAAGAGTGGGCGAAGAAGGCTGTTGATGAGGTGCGAACGACCACCCGCAAGCTGCCCATGAGCGACACACTGGCACCGGAGCGGATCGCGGAGTTGCGGGAGTTCTTCTATCGCCGCGGCGACCATCACCCTAGTTGCTTGTCGAGGAATACAGGCAACCAATGCGACTGCTACGCTCAGCGCAGTCAGCGAGCACATGACCTTCTTGACGCTATCGCCGAGGAGCACTCCACGCTGAGGGCCGAACGCGATGCGGCACTCACGGCGAAGCGACAGGCCGACACCTACGCTGCCGACATCGAGGGATGCCTCGAATCCATCGCTCAGGCCGTGACCGGCGACTCGGACACGGCAGGGATTGTGAGCAAGGTGGAGGCGTTGGTGGCTGGATTAACCATGCAGACCTCTGCGAAGAGCTGAGTACATACATGCTAAGAGGTTAACGATGCGACTAAACTGGGCACCCACGAAGCCAGCATTCATCGACTTCGAGACGCAGAGCACCTGTGACTTGAAGAAGCACACGACGCACCAGTACGCGAAGCATCCGAGCACCCAGATACTCACGTGCGTCGTAGACGATGGTACTCAGGTGCACCGCTTTGGTCCATACCTGGATTCCAGTGCACGAGAACGTCTCGCTGCCATTGCATCCACTCACACGCTCGTCGCACACAATGCGTCCTTCGACAAGGCCATCTGGGATGCCGCTGGCCTTCCAGATGCAGAGTGGTTCGACACTCTTCGGCCTGCTCGCGCTGCTGGCCTGCCCGGGCAGTTGGACAAGCTCTCCAAGGTGCTCGGCTTCGAGGGCAAAGACTCCAATGGCAAGCGGCTCATCGAGCTTCTGTGCATCGTGAAGAACGGCAAGGTGCCAGCCATCGGCCCAGCACACAAGATGCTGCTCGACTACAACGAGCGAGACGTCCGCGAACTTCGCAACATCTACAGCGCGGTGCTTCCATTCGTCGAGCCTGCCGTGATGAGCGTGGATTGGGAGATTAACGAACGAGGCCTGCCTGCCAACCGCGAACTTGCCACTGCAATTCGCGAGATGTACACCCAGAACGAAGAGACAGCCCGCAGCGAGTTCGAAAAGCTCGCGCCGGACGTGTCCCCTGGTTCGCCAAAGCAAGTCGTCGAGTGGCTCAACAAGCAAGGCTTCAAGGTCGACGGCATCAACAAGTTCGTCTGGAAGTCGCTCATTGCAAATCCACACGACTTCTTTGTAGGCGACAGCGACTTCGATGCATCCTTCGAGCTGATTCGTGATGCACTCGACTTCCGCCGAGACATCGTGCGTGTTGGCAGCGGCAAGGTCGATGCGATGCTGCAGGTAATTGAAGCTGATGGCCGCATTCGCGATCAGTTCGTGTACTGGGGCGCGCACACGGGCCGATGGTCTGGTCGCAAGATCCAGCCGCACAACATGCCTCAGTCCATTCAACACTTGCATACTCTCGACATCGAGCCTACAATGCCTGCCATCAAGGCAGCCTGCGAACATGCGATGGCAGAGTTCAAGCGACTTGGCCAGCCGCGAGTCATTGTTCCTGCCGATGCACTTGGCTCGATGCTGCGGCACGTAATCCAGTGCGACAACATGCTCGTAGCAGACTACGGTGCTGTTGAAGCACGGTGCGTCGCATGGCTGGCACGCTGCGAACGCATGCTGGCGATCTTTCGCGATCCAGGAAAGTCCATCTACTGCGACATGGGCAAGAGCATCTTCGGGCGAGAAATCTCGAAGAAGCATGACTATGCCGAGTACAACTTCAGCAAGGCCTTGGTACTCGGCTGCACCTATGGCATGTCCGGTGCCAAGTTCGAGTGGATGTGCAAGACCCGCAACGTCGATACTTCTGCACTTGAGCGGCTCGGCATTGACATCAAAGACGCCGTCAAGAAGTTCCGTGAGACGTATCCGGAGCTTCCAGCACTGTGGCGAACGTACCAAGAGGCAATGCTGACGTGCATCGGCGGCACATCCCTCGAAGCAGGCCGTGTGTTCTTCTGCATGAAGGGCCGAGACATGCACGTAGTGCTTCCAAGCGGCCGGCCACTCGTCTACCGCAATGCTCGCACCGAAATGATGGTCCCCGGGTATGCGAAGATGTACAACATGCCTGCGGTGCCTGTGCCAACAGTCGTCTACGACAACCCTCGCGGCCACAAGTCCTTCATGTACGGCTCAAAGATGTGCGAGAACATCTCGCAAGCCGTGTGCCGCGACCCTCTAGCTGAAACCCTGGTTTCCAGTGAACAGCTTGGCTTGCGTCCAATCCTCCATGTCCACGACGAGTGCGGCAACGAGGCACCTGATGCGAGGCTCGAAGAAATGTGCGAGATGATGTCCGCACCACGCAAGTGGGCGCCAGACTTCCCGCTGCTCGTCGAAGGCTACAGCGGCCCAGTCTGGACCAAGCAGACCAAGAAGTACCGTGAAATCTCCGCAATGAACGGAAAGGTGATCCATGGGCATTGAGCAGTTCATAGCCGCTGTTCGCTCAAAGCTCGGTGAGGCAATCAACGATGCAGATTTGGCAGCATTCTGCGAGCAGGTGTACTATGCTCGCAAGCGTGACTGTACATTCAGCGATTCTTGGATTAGCAGAGTAGCCAACAAATACGAAGCTCACATTCGCAGAGGTTTTGCAGCCAGGCGTCAAGGCGATGCGGAGCGTAGCGATCGTCGCCGCGGCAAGTATCATAGGAGCAGATAATGCGAGTAGTTCTACAACCATTCTTCAGCCAGCAGGACAAGCAGAGCTGCCGCTTTTTGCTAGAGAGCGACAGCGGTGTCAAGCTGTACAAGTACATCGCAGAGCAGATGGCTGCTCGCGGCGATGACGTGACGTTCGTGCTGCCATCACGCAACCAGTGTGCGGACTCGCTGAAGTGGCCAGATGCAATCAAGCTTCGCTATGCTCCGCATCTGGAAGTGTGCAACCTCCGCCGGCGAGTGCAGTGGGACACAGAGTGGCTGGAGCGCATAACTCGCGACTGTGACCTGTTCCTCACGACGCACGAGTTCCTCAGCATCCCTCTGCGCGTGATCCGGCCGAAGCTTCGTATCGTCATGGAGTGCGGCATCCGGCCGACGACCGCATGGCCGGAGACAGAAGCCTTGTTCCCAATCGCACAGCGGGCTGCAACTGCTGTGCACTGCAACAGCTCTACACTCGCATCCGAGTGTGCCAATCCGCGCACCTTCGTATGGCCGTTCGCATTTCACGAGAAGGCCTACTCTCTGCGCGGCGGCGAGCGGAGCATCGATGTACTCTTTAACAGCCGCTGCAGCTCCACGAACTACTCGCATCATTGCGAGTTCATCGAGCAGATGTGGAGCAGCGGCCTTCGCATCCGAATGACCGATCCTACGAACTACCTGCGCAGTACAGGCTATGCACCTGGATGGACAGGCAATATGCCTGCAGGTCGCGGCGCCTACGAATCGCTCTTAGCACAGTCGCGAGTCGTCGTCGGCCTCACGGACAATGGCTACGGTGGCTATGCATTCCGAGAAGCGATGGCCGCAGGCTGCTGTCCAGTGGCACTGGATGTTCCCGAGTACCGCGAGCTTCTCGGCGACTGGCCATACTACTGCACCCTGGACAACATTGCCGACGTCGTACATCGTGCATTGGCAGATGGTGCGCCGGCATACCCTGTGACCGGGCTACTCGCCCAGTCCAGCTACCAAGAGGCGTGGAGGCAGGCCGAGAAGGACCTGGCAACACTGTGAACAAGACGCTCAACTACTGGCGGCACCGCAAGTTGATCCGCTGGCACATGACTCAGTGGTGTAACTACAAGTGCAGCTATTGCCCGCAAGAGCACAGCCGCAAGCAGATCTTCCGCGGTGCGCCAGGCCACTGGGCCGACAACCACGACGTGGATACGTGGCTCGCGCACTTCGAGGAGCACTTCCTCGACTACGACTGTAGCTTCATCATGACTGGCGGCGAGCCAATGATGGACAAGGTCAACATGGAGCCGTTGCTGCGCAACCTCGTATGGCGGGACTGGGTCGACAGCATCAAGATCGACACGAACTGCAGCTGGACGCCGAGTGGCTGGTCCATCGACAAAAGCAAGATCACGTTCCTGTGCTCATTCCACCCAGAGCACACGGACGAGGACACGTTCTTCAACAAGCTGCAAATGATCCAGAGTGCTGGCTGGACAATCGGCATCGTGAACCTCGTCGTGCTTCCCGACCGCTTTGACATGCTCGACCGCATGCGAAAGCGAGCCGCGAACTACGGCCTAGCTTTCAGTGCTGTCCCGCTCGACGGGCAACTGTCGCTGTACTCACGCGACCAGGTGCAGGCACTGCAGGCGCACATTCCAGCAATCGACTGGGAGATTCGCACTGGTGGCGATCCGATCGGCCGCAACTGCCTGCATCCGGCAGTGACATACAAGCTGTACCCGAGCGGAGAGCTCGAAGTCGGCTGCCACGAGCACCTGCGAGGCAACATCGCAGACGAGGTGCTACCCTCGCTTCCGTATGCATACACGCCGTGCCCGAAGCACTCGTGCATGTGTACTGAAAAATACAGCTTCCTTGAGGACATGGACGTCAACCACGGCACACCTCAGCCAATGACTCGATACGCGGAGCGAATTTCGCTCTTGTAAGCACAGGCATAGGCCCTGGTACTTACGATCCAGAGACCGTTTCTACGAACCTGGGACGACTGATGAGCATCAATGCGAGCGAGCTGTTCCGAGCCATGTGGTCCACCGTGAGCCTGAACCGCCCACGCAAGGCTGATTCGCCTGCACAGCCCGGCGACACCGTCGAGGCCATTCCAGGGAACTCCTTCTACCTGCGGTCCATCGACCACAACATCGTGGACTGCCGCAAGCTTAACGAGCGCTGGGCATGGGCTAATGTGCTGCACTTCTTTAGCGGAAGTGAGGAAGCAGAGATGCTCGAGCACTACAACCCGCTCGCACGGCGCTTCGTGCACAACGGCAAGTGGACTGGTGCCTACGGCGCAATCTGCATGCCACAGCTCGCGAAGTGTGCAGAGTTGCTGCGTGCTTCGCCACACTCTCGGCGTGCGATCGTGAGCCTCGGCGGTTACTGCGACGAAGCCGATGCAAATCGGCCATCGTGCATCAGCTTCATGCACTTCCTGTCCACGACGGAAGGTTTGCATCTGCACGTCTACCAGCGATCACTCAACCTCTGGGGCGTCATGCCTTACGACTGCATCCTGCTGACGAACGTGCTCCACTGGATGTGCAAACAGACTGGGCAACTCGCCGGAGGACTTACATGGTCCATCGGATCGCTCCACGTTCCGCTACCGCTTCCAGTGCCTGAGTACAGCGGCATTCGGAACCGTGGCTTACTCATCGATGTACCGCCCAACCCACTCGACGTACTTCGCAAGGAGGCTTCCAATGCTCGTCTTGTCCCGCAAACTGGGTGAGAAGATCCGCATCGGTGACAGCATCGAAATCACCGTGACCAGCATCGAACGCGGCAAAATCCGACTCGGAATCGAGGCCCCACGTGACATCCTCATCATACGATCTGAGCTCATTGCAGGTGGAGCACCGCCAGTGGCTGGCGATGATGTACCCCGGCCAGTCGCCAAAGTTCCCGGCAGCGGGAATGCTTGAGGAAGCTGGCGAGCTGATGCACGCGCTGCTCAAGAACCAGGGGCAGCACGTGTGGGGCAGCGAAGAGCGATACGCCAATGCCGATTGGCATGCATCAATCGTCGATGCAATCGGCGACTGTGCGATCTATGCCTGCTCGCTCTGCAATGCACTGGGCTGGGACTTTGCAACGCTCACAGCCCATGCCTGGAACTTTGTTGCGAAGCCGGAGCAAGCATTCGACTCAGTCGCGAAGCTCGTGCAGATTGCAACGTTCATAGTACAGGACCCAGAGAACAACGTCTGGACTCTCGCCTACTTGCGACAGCTCGGAAGCATTGCCGCAAACTGGAATCTCGACATCCGGAGCTGCATCGAGGTAACCTGGAGCAAGGTCAAGGAGCGTAAGCGTGCCAGTACTAGCAATCGAGGGACCGGACAGGAGCGGCAAGACGACACTGTTTCAAGCGCTGCAAAGGACTGTTAGCGCCTGCTTCGTTCCAGGTCTGCCACTGCATCCATCAGCGATGCCTGTGATGCATCACGTAGAGCAGCGCCAAGCACACCTGTGGCGCTACCTCTACGACCCGCAACGCCTGTACGTCTGCGACCGGCACTTCAGCGTGTCGGCTCCAGTGTACGATCGGCTGTACTCGCGGCCAGTGCTGGACATCAGTTACTGGCTTCGCGAGGTGTTCGTCGTGTACCTCGATGTCCCAGAGGCAGAATTGCAGCGGCGGCACAAAGCCACCAACGATGCTGGTGGCTCAGAGCATGCCAGCCGCGTTCGGCAACTGTACCACGAGCATATTCGCAACTTCGAGCACGCTCGACTCGACGGCACAAAGCCGACAATTGAGCTCTGCGAGCTCGTTTCTGTACTCGCGAGGAGCATCGCAAATGCATGAGCTGTTCCGCCGCCACCATGACTGGTGGCTCAAGCATCGCAGCAGCGATACTGCACGCCACTGCCTGCTCGGCATGCTCAAGGCTGTCCGCAACTTCGTGCACCCACTGCTCAAGCCTCCTGCCATCGGCGTGGACAATCGTCCCGCTGCTGTCGAGGCCATCGGCGACATGCTGATGTACTGCTGGTCGCTGCACCATGTACTTGGTGAGCCGTGGCAAGAGTGGAAGCAATCGTATGCACAAGCTAACACCGACAAGATACTCGGTTGTATGCTTATCAGCATCGGCAATCAGTTGGCCGCAGGCAAGAGCGATGAGTGGGCTTTGCTAGAGTACATCGCGGTGCTCGCTCACACCTGCTGCATCCCGCTCGAAGAAGCCGCTGCAATCTCCATCGAGAAGCTCCCATGCTGAAGATCGTCGCACACACTCGCAGTGGCACCCACTACCTCGCTGCCCTGCTCCATGCGAACATGGACACTGGAGCAAAGGAATACAGCGAGTTGGATTACAGCCATTCGCGAGTGCCGACTCTCGGCGACCAAATCCTGCCATACATCTGCATCTGGCGGCAGTGCTTGCCGACGATGCTCTCCATCTGGCGCAGCCGCGAGCACCTTGGCATTGCATCCAGTGTGACATTCAGCGACATGCTTCGCACGGACATGTCCTCAATGCAGCGTAGCAGTGTCGGCCTAGCGACATACAATGGCACTCGCGACGACCGGGTGTGCGCGCCTCGCGAGTTCAAAGGCATGCTCCTGGAACGCTGGTACAAGCGGACTGTGTACTTCGCAAACCACGCATTCGTCGCCATCCGCTACGACGATGCAGTCGCTCGGCCATTCGGCGTCGTGCAGCGCGTCGCACAGGCATACAAGAAGCTGTTGCGAAAGCCGTTTGCACCCATAGAGTACAAAGTCGGCTGGCAACCAGTGAATTACGACGAGCCGCACGTTACTCCCGACGACTACGAACTCATTGAGAGGTACGAGAAGGCATGCCTCGCAAACTTACACTTGTCCGTCACGGCCCCACTGTCCTGAACGAGGCTGGTCGCCTCCGCGGCTGGATGGACCCGCCGCTCAGCAAAGCAGGCTACGAGGTGGCTCGCAACTTGGCACTGCTCAAGTACACAGGCATCGTGTACTCGAGCGACTTGTGCCGAGCGACGCAGACGGCGCAGTACATCACTCGCTTCTACGAGGCGACTCCAGCCCTTCGCCCCTGGAACGTAGGCATCTATGCTGGCCAGCCAGCGGCCATCGTGCATCCGAGGCTCGTCGAGTACCAACAGAAGCACCCCAATGTCGCTGTGCCGTTCGGCGAACCGTGGAACGACTTCGTGAAGCGACTCATCGGCTTCGCATCCAGGTGCAAAGACGGCGACGTACTCGTCACGCACTACCGCTGCTGCAAGTTGCTTCAAGCGTGGACTGGGAGCGAAGTCGATTGGGACGTGATGCTCCGCGACGACGTAGAAACAGCGAGTGTGATGCATGTTACACTGGACTCGTAGCGAAGTTGCGAAGTACTACCCGGACATGTTGCTCGTGAAGCGAGCTGATGAGACATTCGGGCCGTGTGCTACCACTCCAGGGAAGCTCGTCGACATCGTCGGCATGCTTCGGTATTTGGAAGTGCTGCCAACCGACTACGTGCTGGACCTCGGCGCACACGTAGGCAGCTACGCAGTGGCATGCATCCATGAAGGTGCGAAGGTTCGCGCTGTCGAGGCACATCCAGACAACTATTGCATCTTGCATGCAAACCTTAGCACCCAGTGTGAATGCATTCATGCAGCCGTGACAGCCGCTGGCGGCACTGCAGAGCTGCAAGTCTGCTCGACGTACAGCCACAGCATCGTGAAGCGGAAGCGGAGGTTTGGGCGCGGAGCCGCGAGCATCCAGGTACCAGCCGTAACGCTGCCGTCACTGCTTGAAGGCATCACAGTACTCAAGTGCGACGTTGAGGGCGCCGAATACGAACTGGAGCTGGAGAAGCATGTGGCTGGACTTCGTGCACTTACAGTCGAGTTCCATCGGCACTCAGGCGACTGGAAGGCGGACGCCTGGGCCATCTGCGATCGTATTCGCGACGCTGGATTCGTTGAGACACGTAGGCCGCTCTTCAACAGCCAGTGGAACAACTATGGCGTCTGGCATCGTCCGTAGCACCTCTCGAATCAATCTCGATTCAACCCTCAACCCTTCATTCAGAATCGACCAGGGACTCAACCACGCGACGCGGTGATATCCCTGGATTTCATGGATGATTCTTCGATTCTGAGACGTGGAAACCAGCTCGTTTTCCGCGGAAAACTTTTTGGACAATTTTCCAAATTTCCGTTCATCCTGGCATACATCGCCTAGCTCGTTTTCCGTGGAAAACTGGCTGTGCGATGTACGGGAGAATCATTGACACTCTCCGAACTCATGATATACTATCCTTACATGAATGACACAGAGGACTGAGACGAGAAGAGATTCAACACCTGAGTCAGATTCGAGGGAGGAAGTCTCCCGACCGAGTCCAAAGTGATCTTTGACAATTCGAGATTCGACCCGAGTGCCGTGAATATGGGCACTGAGGTGGGAAGGAAACTTCCGACGCTGCAAAGCTCCTCAGTTCCAGCAAAGCGGTGAAGGACACCGGAGCAAAAGGCGCAAACCTCCGCTCAACGGTCCGAGAATGACGAGGGTCGAATCGAAACAGCAATCTCACCGTGTCGAAACGGTGTGGGCAACCACGCCGTCCAGGAAGCGATTACTTCCTGCTGATGAGACAGTACTCTCAACGAGATGCTGACATGACGAAGTTCAACGCCACGAAGTCCATGACCGTGTGTGAGTTCCTGAACACCGTCGGATACGACGTGTTCGTGCTCGTCGTCCTGACGATTCGCGAATGCCGCGAAGAGGGAATGCGGTATCGCGAGATCGACGAGGAGTTCAATCTCCCCCTTCGCTCCTGCCGCCTGATGAACGGCGACCGCGCGAAGTTGGTGTGCGACGCGATTCCGGTGACCGACATCGTCGCCTGAGGCCGAAACGCGGGACTCTTCCCGCGTCCACGAGTTACGCTCGTGCTGATGAGGCCAGAACGCCTTGAAGAGGACACTGAGATGTTCGAAGTTCAGCAGCGCATTAACGACGAATGGCAGACAGTCGATGCATCCGATCGCATCGACGAAGCGCTAGAGCTCAAGCGAGACCTCGAGGCGCAGAATCCAAATGCACAGTACCGCGTGTGGACTGACATCTGCCCGAACTGAGACCGAGGCCGAAACGCGGGACTCTTCCCGCGTCCACGAGTTACGCTCGTGCTGATGAGGCCAGAACGCCTTGAAGAGGACACTGAGATGTTCGAAGTTCAGCAGCGCATTAACGACGAATGGCAGACAGTCGATGCATCCGATCGCATCGACGAAGCGCTAGAGCTCAAGCGAGACCTCGAGGCGCAGAATCCAAATGCACAGTACCGCGTGTGGACTGACATCTGCCCGAACTGAGACCGAGGCCGAAACGCGGGACTCTTCCCGCGTCCACGAGTTACGCTCGTGCTGATGAGGCCAGAACGCCTTGAAGAGGACACTGAGATGTTCCGAATCGAGTTGATCGTCCGTGGCGATGCCGCGCCCATCCTGGAGCGGTACGACGAGTGCCTGGCGGACTTCGAGTCGAGCGGCGACCGCCTGACGCTCTTCGCGTGGCCTGAAGCCAACGAGGAGCTCATGCGGCGACTGGAGCTGGACGACGACGTCCAGTTCGTCCAACCCAAGAATTGGTGAAAGCCGAAACGGCCTTCGGGCCGTCCAGCGAGAATGACCTCTCGCTGCTGATGAGGCAGGTCCCTCGACAGAGAGCATACATGCGACACGCAGCAGTGAAGCGAACTCCTGTGTACTCAGTGCACATGATCGCTCTGGTGCTCGGGCGACATGTGTCGTTCGTGCGAGCCGAGTGCTTGCGGCTCTTCGGCCGCGATCACGGCGAGTTCACAGAGGATGATGTTCGAAGGATTAAGAGCGGTACATACAGTCGATAGGTGCCGAAACACGGGCCAGTGGTCCGTGTCCGAGAGGCCTGTAACCTCTCGCTGACGAGGCAGAACTCCTCATGCGGTGGCGACCGCGCATACAAATTACGCCAGAGGATTTCGACATGGCCGAAGACAAGAAGCCCGCTCCCGCCCCGGCCGCCAAGGCCGCCCCGGCCCCCGCGACGAAGCCCGTCGAGGTGCCGGAGACGAAGGAGAAGGCGCCCAAGAAGGTCTGGGTCTACGAATTCGCCGATGCCGACAAGGCGAAGGCCGAAGCCGAAGGCCGGACCAAGGGTCCGCGCAAGGCGTTCAAGGTGACCGCGAACGGCAAGGACTACTTCATCGTCCACGTGAACGAGGGCCGCGCCCTCGGCTACGTCGCCGAGAAGCTCGGGTTCACCGCGGACGAGATCGGCAAGACGAAGAAGGTGAAAGCGGTCGGCATCGACGGCCTCAAGGCCGCGCTCGAAGCCCTTCCGCCGGAAGAGCGCGCCAAGTTCCTCGCGGAATACGGCGTCAAGTGAAGTCCATCGCAACGGCGAAACACCCAGCCAATCGGCTGGGTGTCTGTGCAGACTGATACCCTGCACACTGATGAGCCAGATCGCTCGACGGAGACACGTCAATGCCGAAGTTCACACGTGAGCAGTTTGCTGCCAGCGCCCCGAAGTGCGAAGTCACTGTCACAATCGGCGACACCACCAAGACCTTCGTGTTCTTCCCGAAGGAGTCGTCCACTGGGTCCCTCGGGTACGGTTCCGAAGGCTGGGGCGAGAACATCACGATCCCGTTCCTCGGGAACCAGGAGGACTTCCAACTGTCCTTCCGGCTGACCTCCATCCACTCCAAGAAGTTGCCGAAGTAACATGGCGAAACCCGAGGCGCACCTCGGGTCTGCAGGTACGACCTGCACTGATGAGCCAGTCCGCTCACGAGGAGATGCACACATGCTGCTCAAAGTACGAGTTCGCAGGTACGATGACTCTCGGCCAATCCGAGAGCGTATGCTAGAGCTCGAGCTCGCACAGAACACATCTGTCGAGCAACAGTACATCACTGGAGACTTCGTCGACGACTCGCCGGGCCCATACTTGTTGCGAGCCAAGCAGTTGGCGAGTCAGTGCGATGTCGAAGTCGAAGTCATCCCCGGCTGACATGCCGAAACGTGCTTCGGCGCGTCGCGTGGAACTAACCTACCACGCCTGATGAGGCAGGTCCCTCGAGCGTAGGCGGAAGTACAATGACTGAGTGGAACCGCGATGCGATGGAGTTCGAGGAAGCTCGGTTGCGCCGCAAGGAGCAACGCCGCTCCATGCCGAAGCAAATCATGCACTGCGCGGACGACCTGCAGAATCCGGATCACCTGGTGCTGGTGTACGCATGCCGAGACTCTGCGGAGCGATCGCTTCGGTACACGAAGATGGGCGACGCGATCCTGATGCTCGGGTTCATCGTGACCGAGCAGTTCGGCTGGACGACGCGGCTGCTGCAACCGTCCCGCGAATTCGCAGAACGGTACCTCGCAAGCCGTCGGCAGTTGCACATCGCAGAATGCATCTAAGCCGAAATGCCTCGCAAGAGGCATCGTGCGAGAATGACCTCTTGCACCTGACGAGGCAGGTCCCTTGCAAGAGGTGAAGCATGTGGGTTTTCACACGGTACGGATTCTATAGTGCCGTCAAGAAGCAAGGGCAGGTGCACATCCGAGCACGCCTTGCTTCGCACCTGGAAGCGATCAAGCGACGCTTCGAGGTGAAGGCGAAGATCAGCAAGTCCAAGCATGCGGACTACAAGTACCGCATGCTCGTCTCACCAGCCGAGTGGGCTCGCCTCGCCGAGGCCCTCGCCGACGAACTCGACTACCCGAACTTCAAGAGCGAGGTGCTTCGGAACCAGGGACATACACCGTATGAAGAGGCGCTGCACAAGGTGTGGGCGACGATGCACAAGCTGCAGAAGTGAGTACCTCGTGCCAGGCCAGAGGCTACAATGCTGGCCTGCCGCGAGCTACTGACTCGATTCCGAGCAGAGTTCAACAGGAGACATGCCATGGCTGAGATTAAGCTGTCTGTGGCCTCGGTGGAACTGAGGACGTGCAAGCTGAGCAAGGCGATCCTCAAGCAGCTCCCCATCTGCAATGGGTGGGACGATCTGCGGCAACACGTCAGTCAGTTCATCCGCTCGCCGCACGACGACCGCCGGCTCAAGGACATCGAGGCCAAGTACTCGACGGCAACCGAAGACGAGCGGAAGGAGGCGCAGGAACTCGCTGCCAAGAAGGGCTTCGCCGAGTACATCAAGATGTACACCGTGGGCTGGATCCATGGCGCGGTGATGGGTGACGAGTTCACCCGGTTCCTGATGGTGCAGACCGAGCCTGGTCAATACGTCCTCTATCGCAACGCCATGCCGGACACCATCGCCAAGTTCAAGCAGCTGTTCGTGCTCTAAGCCGAAACGGGAGGCAACTCCCGTCGTGCGAGAATGACCTCTCGCGCCTGATGAGGCAGGTCCCTCTGGAGGCATGCTACATGCCTACAATCACGTCGAAGCGCTGTCCGCGGTGCAAGAGCACCAAGCAACTCGAAGTGTCATTCGCGCAGCTCCTGCAGTACGAGCGAGGAGCTCAAATCCAGGATGCGTTTCCGCACCTCAGTGCTGACGACCGCGAGCGGTTCATCACTGGGTACTGTCCCAAGTGCTGGAACAGCATCTTCCACAATGTCGATGCGAGCGGCGAGTACTGCTCCTGCGAACAGGATGCAGTGACATGCCAGGAGTGCGGCAAGCGCGTCTGCGGCACCCTGGTTACCTGGGTTGACGGCAAAGGAAACGTCTGCAATGATCACTAAGCAATTCGTGCTGGCTGGACGCGCGAAGCTTACGATCCAGCTCCCAGATGGCACTCACCGGACTTACAAGATCGTGCGTGCCAAGAAGACGGGAAAGTACTGGTGTCACCTGCTCACGGCACCAGACACGTACACGTTCTTCGGCGGCCTAGACGTCTCCACTGGAGCTGTCTCAGGCACTGCCTTCGCTCACCGACTTCTAAGCCGAGTGCTCCAGTGCATCTGGCGTGGCGACGAAGCATACAAGCCACACGGCTACAACGTATATCACAGTGGGTGCTGCGGCCGATGTGGCCGCGAGCTCACAGTTCCCGCGTCGATACTCTCAGGCATTGGGCCTGAGTGCTCGAAGTACGTGTAATGTCATTGGGACATACACTCAACACCCTGAAAGGAGCTTACCATGGAAGCAGGCGATGACGACGATCTGGACCTCGAGGACGACTTCGAGGACGACGAGGACGAGGACGAGGACGAAGAGTTCGACGAGGAGTTCGAGGACGAGGACGAGGACGAGGACGAGGACGAGGACGAGGACGAGGACGAGGACGAGTAAAGCCGAAACACAGGGTCGCACGGCCCTGTGTAGCGTGGAGCTTACCTACCACGCCTGATGAGGCAGGTCCCTCGACGGAGAGTGCAATGAGCCTCAAGGACGACTTCTGCAATGCAGTCGCCAAGGGCTTGAGTGCAGTGGGCATCGAAGCGTCGTATGCTAACGATACGCTCACTGTGATCAAAGTCCCAATTCCAGTTAACGGCTATGCATACACGCGTGGCCGGAGGCGAATCACCAATCGCTTCTACGTCAACATCCGAGGCCACTACTACAACCGTCTCGACGAGACGGATGCCTGTGCCGAGATGCTGGTGCGAGAGCTGCCAGACATCATGAAGCGCCGCGAGTCGCTCGACAAGACGGCTGACCTTCGCTGGTACCGCGGCGTGCTCATGGCAGGGCGAGATGCAACCTTGCACCCAGACGAGCTGTCCAAGGACCTTCGAGTGACGCTCAAGGACGGCAAGCTCATCATTTCCATGGCCACTGACAATCGCCAGAAGGCACAGCGAGCACTTGAGCTGCTGCACATGCTCGACAACAAGGACTCGCTCGACAGCGAGGCAAATGCACTCTTCCGTGCGATCATCGAGTCACCATGGCAGGCACCAGTCTACGCGGACTGGCTCGAAGATCGCGGCGAGTACGAACGAGCTGAAGCCATTCGCAACTACCTGGAGGCACCGCAGCAATGAACCCGTACCACAAGCAACTGAGCCACGAGACGTTTCAGCAGTTCGTCTCCCGCATCAACTGCGGCGCGACGATCATGGAGATGCCTGTGCAGGCAAAGACGCCGAAGCACAAGAAGCCCAAGAAGGCTAAGAAGTCCCGCCTGCACGCGGCCATGGCTCAGCTCACCGACGAAGAACGCCAAGCACTCCTGGAGGCATTCTCGTGAGCCCGAAGCGACTCCGTCGCCTCGTTGCAATGCTGACCCAGGAACAGCGCGAGCTGTTCCTGGAGTTGGCTCGCCATGAGCGCGCAAGCATCGGCGACTATGCAGTGCGCCGCAATGGCGACGAGTGGGTGCTAACTCAGCTGCACACACTGCACACATACACTGTGCTCGGCAATGCATGCACGTGCCCCGACAACCGTTTCCGCGGCAACCGTTGCAAACACCTTCGCCTGCTGGAGCCATTGCGATGAACATCATGACATCGACAATCTACGGGCTCCTTCGCAATCCAGAGTGCCCGATCTCAGTAATTCGCGATGCTCTGCAAGAGCAAGGAGTTAGCGTGGCTAAGATCAGCATCATTGTCGGCTCGACTGGCGAGTATAGCGATTATAACACATGGCTCGTAGCGGCTTACCTGCTCAAGGAGCATGCAGATGTCGCTGCAGAGAAGCTCAATGCATGGTGCATGGAGCATGGCTTCCACAACGGCATAGCAGACTACTCGGAGCGCCGCAGCCTCAAGCCTCCGGGTGATCCTCAGTTCAGCTGCGACTACAACGGCACGAAGTACACGGTGGAGGAGGTAGACCTGCGATGCGAGTAACGCGCCAAGAACTTCGTGACGTAATCACGGAACCAGTGGATTGGACAAAGAGCGGCCCACTGCAACTCGCCATGGGCAGTGACCCGTGGCGAGTTGCCATCGCGAGCATGCTCTGCGTGCAGTCCCCTGGATCGCGTGCAAGGCCTGTGTTGCAGGCACTGCTTGAACGCTATCCGACTGCCTCGCACATGGAGCAGGCCGAGGACCTCGAGGCATTGCTCGCTCCACTCGGCCTGCACCGCAATAGAGCCCGCTGGATGCAGCGGTTCAGTGCACTGTATCCACTGGATACGTGGGGTGAACTCCGCGACCTGCCGGGTGTCGGCGCATACGTGTCCGATGCGGTCGGCGTCTTCTGCCTCGGTCGCACGGACATAGAATCGAACGACGCCATTTTGCGAGGGTACATCGATGGCCGCAACGCTTAACGATCGGCAGAAGCAAGCCGTGGAGCTCTGGCTCGCAGCCTTGGAAGCCAAGGCGACAGCCGACAGGGCACTTGAGGCAGCTCAAGAGCAGGTGCGCAATGCATACCCACCAGCAGGCCTCTATGCATTCGGCGAGACGATCGTCAGCATCAGTGGCTCGCGGGACGCCGGTCCTCAGTACACACCTACAATTTACGCAAACGGAGTGACGCGATGCATGTAGGTATCATCGGCGGCGGAACTGTCGGCCACGCATTGCTGACTGCATTCGCGGAGCACAACCCAGTGTCCGTGTACGACGTGGATGCAACGCGTCGCACGGCATCTTTGCCTGCTGTACTCGCCGCTGACGTGATCTTCATCTGTGTGCCGGAACGTGCGGTCGAGAGCCTCTTCGCAGAGCTTCCGCACAACCGCAACTACGTGATCAAGTCCACGGTGCCGATTGGCACTACGCGACAAATCGCTCTCACGCATCAGCGCACAGTCCACTCGCCTGAGTTCCTCACGGCGCGGTGTGCAGCACTCAATGCATCCATGCCGACGCGGAACATCATCGGTTACACGCAGGCGCACTGGACGCATCCAGTGGAGAAGCTCTACCGCGCTCGCTGGCCACACGTGCCGCTGCTGGAGATGCAAAGCGACGCCAGCGAGGCAGTCAAGCTCATCCAGAATGCCCTGTTCGCAATGAAGGTGGCCGCTTGGAACGAGGCACGTAGCCTTTGCGACGCGCACAGCATGGACTGGGACATCGTCCGCGAAGCCATCCTCATGGACGGTCGCATCCACCCGTCGCACACCCTGGTTCCTGGACCTGATGGCAAGCGAGGCTTCGGCGGTGCGTGCCTGCCGAAGGACTTGGCTGCATACAACGAAGCACTCAAGTCCGTCGGCCTCACTCCTCGCATGGGCTTTGCCGCACAACACTGGAGCCGCGATGCACACGATTGACCGCTGCCGCCTCTGCTCGAGCAAGGAACTCATCAGCCTGTACTCGCTCGGCGAGCAGTACGTCTCTACGTTCCTCCGCGAAGGCGAGAAGCCGCAGCACCGCTGTCCCATTGACATGGTGCTGTGCAACTACTGCTCGCTCGTGCAACTCCGCCACTCTGCTCCGCAGGAGTTGCTGTACAGCAATCACTACTGGTACAAGAGCGGCATTACGAACTACATGCGGCAGCATCTCGCTGAGGCTGCAAAGGAGCTCGCTGGCCTCTGCAATCCAGGTGACATAGTGCTGGACATCGGCAGCAACGACGGCACGCTACTGCGAGCTTACCCACCATCGCTCCGCCGCATCGGCGTCGAGCCTGCAAACAACCTCGTCGACGAAGGCCGTACTGGCATCGACCTGCTCATCCATGGCTTCTGGAATGCTGAGACATTCCTTCAAGCCACCGGCGGCAAGAAGGCACGCATCATCACAGCCTTCGGCATGTTCTACGACCTGGAGGATCCAGGGACATTCATTCGCGACGTTGCGCAGGCTCTCGCACCCGACGGCACCTTCGTTGCTCAGATCATGTGCCTGTGGGACATGCTGGAAGCTCGCGACGTCGGCAACATGTCGCACGAGCACCTCGAGTTCTACTCACTCAAGTCGCTGCGCTACTTGCTCAGCAAGCATGGCCTCTGCGTTGCATCCATGTCATGGAACGAGACAAACGGCGGAAGCTATCGCTTCTACATCAAGCACGGTAATGAGTGGTCGGCAGGCTTCAATCACCGTGAGTACATGGAAAGCATCTTGGAGTACCACAAGCCTGCCACGCATTGGCGATTCTACGAGGATATCTGCAGGAATCGCAAAGAGGTGCGCGAGTTCGTTGCTCCACTGGATGCTGTGTGGGTGTACGGCGCGTCGACGAAGGGCAATGTCCTGCTCCAGTGGTACGATCTGCCAAACCTTGTTGCAGCTGCAGACAGGGCTCCATACAAGCACGGCCTCTACACGCCGACAGGGCTTCGCATCTACGACGAGGACACTGCTCGTCTACAAGCTCGCTATTTCCTCGCACTGCCATATGCCTTCCGCGACGAGTTCCTGGAGCGCGAGAAGGCGTGGCGTGCAGCTGGCGGCAAGTTCATCTTCCCTCTACCGGAGCTCGAATGCGTGCCTTGATCCTCGGCGTCGGAGGCCAAGATGGATCGTACCTCGCCGAGGCATTGCTTCGGCGAGGCCACGACATCTACGGCACCGTGCGGCGCAACAGCGTCGGCTACCCTCGCGTGCCTGCGGGTGTGCGAGTGCTCAAGGCTGACCTCACGGACTTCGAGAGTGTGAGGCAGGCATACATGGATTCTATGCCGCATGCCGTGTTCAACGAGGCAGATCAGGACAACGTCGACTGGAGCATTGCAACTCCGCAGCTGTCCGTCGATGTGACGTTCGGCGCCGTACTCAAGCTGCTGGACTTGTGCAAGAGCATCAAACTCTTCCAGCCAATCAGCGCTACGATATTCGGCGACAATCCAATGCCCACTCTGCTGTCTCCCCTGGATCCAGGGTCGCCGTATGCGATTGCGAAGGCAGCAGTGCTGTTGGCATGCCGCCATTACCGCAAGCTCGGAGCACACATCTGCTGCCCGATCATGTTCAACCACGACAGTCCACGCAGGGGTGCAGAGTACTTGCTTCATCGCATCTGCAGTGGCAAGCGAATTCAGCTCTCCGATCCAGGGTTTCGTGTAGACATCGGGCATGCTCGCGACTACATGGAGCTCGCCTGCGACCTGTACGAGCATAACGTCGACGTGTTGGTTGGCACTGGTGCAACACACTCGCTCCGCGAACTCGCAGAGATCGCAGAAGCTGACGTCGAGTGGACATACACACAGTACAGACCAGGACAAGGTGGTGCTGGCATGCTGTGCAGCACTCTCGGCCTCAAGCAACTCGGCCTAGAGCCACCGAGCCACGACATTCGGCCGCTTATCCAGGAGCTGAAGTGCAAGTACTCGACCACGGCTACGTGAAGTACATCGAGCACTGGGGCAGCGATGAGCGGATCATCGAGGCCGCTCGCATGTCCACAGACAAGGGCTTCCTCGGGTGGCCTGGCGATGAGAAGCTCCTTGCCTACCTGTACAAGAATGCCCACCACACGCCATTCGAGATGGCTGGCATAGTGATCGAAGTCCAGGCACCCATCTTCGTGTTCCGCGAGTGGCATCGGCATCGCACCCAGAGCTACAACGAACTCAGCGCACGCTACACGCCGCTTCCAGACGTGAACTACATGCCTACAGTTGAGCGGTGCATGGAGGTTCACGGCACGAACAGGCAAGCCGGTGCTGTGAAGGGCAGCGACGAAGTCAATCCACTGGTTGCTGAAGCATGGCTCAATGCGCTTCACGAGCACTATGCACGCGCAGAAGCTCTGTACCAGCGCGGCCTGCAGGCAGGCCTCCCGAAGGAAGTAGTGCGAATCGCAGTTCCAGTCGGCCGGTACAGCCGCATGCGTGCTTCTGCCAACCTCCGCAACTGGCTCGCCTTCCTCACACTCCGCATGGACAAGAAAGCTCAGTGGGAGATTCGGCAGTATGCCGATGCTGTAGGCGAGAATATCGCTCGACTCTTTCCTCGTACCTGGGAGCTGTTCTGTGCAAATCGCTGACTTCGAGCAACTGCTGAATCGTCGCATCGAGAAGCTCAAGAGCACCTTGCTCACAAAGCGTGCCGAGTATGCTCAAGGCCGAGACGATGTGCTGCACAACCTCAAGCAGGGTGCGGCGTTCCTTCGTTGCACGCCGCAGGAATGCTTGCTCGCATACGTGACAAAGCACCTCGTCAGCATTGCTGACTTAGTGCAGTCTGGACAGCCTGTACCAGAGGCAGTTGCAGACGAGAAGCTCGGCGATGCCATCGTGTACATGGTCCTTCTGGAGGCGATCTGGAATGAAGGTAGGAACACTGGGCTATGACACGAGCCGCGGCCTAGGCCACCTCGTACACGACTTTCACACGCATGGCATCATCACGGATGTCTGCGTCGTGGAGCATCCAAGCATCCCGTCGAACCGCCACTGGTACCCAGGGGCACCTCGCACGAAGGCGCGCCAGCTGGACCACTCGCTCATACGGGACTTTGTACGCCAGTGCGACGTGATGCTGTTCTTTGAGACGCCGTTCGACTGGACACTGCTGAACTTCTGCAAGCAGCACAACGTTCGCACGTTCCTCGTCACGATGTACGAGTGCACCCAGGAGCGCCGCATCGCCGCGCCGGACGTGTACATCTGCCCGAGCGACCTCGACATGCAATATTTCCCTGGTGGCGTGCGACTGGATCTGCCGGTCGAAGTACCCTGGAAGCGTCGTGGCACAATCGAGACGTTCGTGCACAACGGTGGATACCTCGGGTTACGCGGCCGCGAAGGCACCGAGGAGCTCGCTCAGGCCATTACGATGGTACAATCTCCCGCCAAGTACAGCGTGCGGTGCCAAGAGTCTCCGTCTGTGACAGCTCAACGCATCTTCGCACGGCATCCGCGAGTGGAGTTCATATGCGAGACAGTGCCTTACGAGACGTTGCACGCCAGCGGTGAAGCACTCATCGCTCCGCAGAAGTTCAATGGGTGCAGCCTGCCGCTGCAGGAAGCCTTTGCAAGCGGCCTCGCGTGCATCACGACTCGCCGGTTTCCAATGACCCAGTGGCTGCCGAACGAGTGCATGATCCACGTCTGCCGTACTCAGCGTGCTCGCATCGGCGGAAGCTACTACGAGTTCGACGAGTCCAT